AAACAACGGTCCTTCAACACCGCCTCTAACATTTATAAAGTCATCGAAGTTAAAGTCATAACCTTGCTGCATCAACTCAGGGCCTTTTAACGGCCAGTCACCTGAGCTTATTTTTATTTCATTACCAGTAGCGGGGTCTGTAGCTATTATAAAGTTGTCGCCGTGCATGATAAGTGTTTCGTCAAAATCAAAAGCAGACATACCTCTAGATGTAGTTTCTTTAGACCACATACCTGATCTAACTCCTTCGCCTAGTCTTTGCATGTCGTTAAATGAAGGTGTGTTTTCTGGCCTAAGGGCTTTAACAACATCTATAAAATTTTGACCAACTTCTAGTGGCGCGTCTGGATCTATACTCATCAACGGCGCTAAGTCAGCTATCTGTTGATCTGTAGCATTTTTAGCTAACCAAATAGCGGTGTCTTCATTTAAAACTCTTTCTTGACCATCAGGTCTAGTAGTAAATTTGTGACCTGTATTGTCTATAGCTTTATCCATTATCTTTGGAATAATATCTACAGTATAACCGTCAAACACAGCCATATCTAGCGTGTTGTTCTGCATGTATGACTGTATTATTTTGCCAGCTACTTCTTCTTTAGGTATAGCGTGCTCGTATTGAAACTCTTTACCTAGCTGATCAAGCCCAAGCTTACTGCTGAGCTTTTGAAAGTTCTTAGGTATTCTAGATAGATAAGCAGCTCTTCTTAATGGCGCATCCATAGACGATCCTAATGACATCACTAGCAAACCAAAATCAGCCGCATCAAAGCTATCGTCTGATTGAACTCTAGCCCAAGCGTCGTCTAATAATCTTTTTACTTCTTGTCTGGCTTCTAAAGATTTTTGTTTTCTTGTTCTAAATATATCAGCTAAGCTTTTGCTTTTTAACGAAGTAAAAAATCCTTTTGTAGATTCGGCAGGCATTTCAACAACTAGTCTAACACTAGAGCCATCAGGCTTATTTAACATGTATGTGCCTTGCTTTGGAGATGTAACTTCAAACCCAGGTAAAAGACCTTGGTTTACTAACGCTAAAAAATCTGCTTTACCAGTTGTAACTTGTTGTCTGTTTTCTCTAGCTATTTTTTTACCTTTTTTATCTAGCTTAAAGTCACCAATGTTTTTACCTTTAGGTAGTTTGTCTCCCTTCTTATATCGCTTCCACTTGCCACCGTTTTCTCCTTCCCAGTTTGGTGTATCAATTATTTCACCGCCAGCTTTTGTAACCGTTTTACTACCGTCACCTATTTTAGAAGCACCAGCATACATAGGCATTAGTTGACTAATAACTCTTGTAGCAGCTTCTTCAGGACTTGTTTCTTCGGCTAGCTTAGCTGTAGTGTTAACTAAATGAGATCTTTGTTTATTAATACCTTCAGTTTCCTTAGCTCTGTTACCAGGATTTACGGGTTTTCCGTTTTCATCTTTAGGCATTATATCCATTAAGTTTTTCTTAATGCCTTTGTTGAAGTTGTTATTAAAGAACGCATCAATAAAAAAGTCTTTAACATCTTTACCTGTGAACTCAGCAAAATTACCAAGGTCTTTTAGACTTTCGTTTACTGTATTAAAATCTTTTACAAGAGATTTAACTTCGTTTTTTATAGAGTTAATAGTTCTACTTGGAAGCGTAGACTCCGAGTATACATTGTTAAAAACGTTATCGATGCTAGCGTCACTCATGTCTGTTGTTGGTAGCATTGCAAATACTTGTTCTATCCTATCGTTTCTACCTTCAGCAGAGTCTTTGTTAAAAGCCATTAAACCTTTACCGTCGCCTAGTCTAGCTCTTGCTGCGTCTGAAAAAGTTCCTTCTGATAAAGATTTTATTCTTAATTGTTGATTAGCTTCTAGCTGAGCCATTTGAACTATAAAAGCTCTAATAGCACCATCGCCGCTAGTTCCGCCCCTGTCAGATCCATCAGAGTTCATGTTGAATAAAGCTAAAAACTCTTCTTTAGCTATGTCAGTTCTCTTGTCTTGAGCTTTCTTTTGGCCTAACTTTTTAGAGGCACCCTCTGCTACTTTAAGTCTAGCGCCTTCAGCATATAAATCTCCAAGCTTAGTATTAGCAGCTCCAGTAGCCTCACCACTTCTAGTTTGACCTTCTGCTAGTATACCTATCAAACCTTGATTTAAGTTGCCATTAGCATCTATAGCTCTATCAAATATTTCTAGTTGAGCTTGTTTTCTTTGCTTAGCGTTTAAGTCTTGGTTGGCTAGTATTCTCTTTGCATCAACACCAAAGTGTTTTGCTACAGCATCTAACACACCATACAGAGGGCCCGTTGGTGTAACGTCAGATTCCTTTGTGGGATTAAATAATTTTGGATTACCTTTTTTATCTAATACTAGCTCGCCTGTTTTCTTGTCTACTCTTGTTATTTTCTTAGCGCTGTTTAAAAACTGCTTTACACCTTTGTAAGTTAAGTTTTCTATTGATACGTCAGCGTCATCTAAGGCTTTGTCTATCGCGTTATTAGTTGTTTCGTTAAACTCGAATACCTCTCTAGCTTTTAACTCGTTTACAACCTCTCTAACTGCTTCTTTTCTACCAATAGATAGATCCTGCTCGTCTAGTTGTTCTAGCAAAGAATCTCTTTCACCTTGCATTAAGTCGCTAACAGTAGATCCACTGTCGCCAACCTCTCTGTCTAGTGATGTAGTGTCGGCTTGTTGCTCTGCTTTGTACTGATTTATTACGTCACCTTTAGCCCTGTATATAATCGACATACCAGCACCGCCAGATACGCCTGTTAACCAACCAAACAAACTATTATTTTTGTCTAGGTTGAAGTTTGTTAAAAATCTTCTACCTAACTCTTCTTTTACTTTTCTAGTAAACTCACGTAAAGCTTCAGGCGGTAGGCCTCTTTTCGTCATGTCATTTTGAACCAAAGCGTCTAAAGCTCTACCTTCTACTATAGCAAAGTAAGCGTCTGTGTAATCAGGAGTAGCTGCAAAAGCGTCTTGACTTACGTGTTTAGGGCTGCCATCTTCGTTCTGTACAAACTTATCAAATGTCTGCTTCAAGTCTGGATCACTCTTAATGTTGGCATCTAAAGACTTAGAGTAAGCTCTTTCAGCTCTAGCTTCTTCTTGTTGCTGTGGTGTTTTTGCTTGCTCAACAATTAGTCCACCAGCTCCTTTAGCCATCATTCTAGTAATAGCAGCGTTAGGCTTATTGTTCTTTATAGAAGTATGCATATCCTTCATAAAGTTTCTAACGTCTTGACTCGTGTCAAGCTGTATATCTCTGCCTAAATAATTCTGTGCAAACTGTCTAAAAAAATCTTTAAGCTTTTGTAGCGTAGAGTCGTTAAACTCTATATCTCCATCAGCTAACATCTCAGAGGCTATAGTTATTATTTCCTCTCCTCTTCTATCAGCCTTGTATCCAGCTATCCTTTTGTTAAACAACGCGTCTTTTCCAGGTTTGAACTTAATTCCATCGCCGCTCAACATGTCTATAACCCTGTCGCCTAAAGCAGTTCTAATACTTGGGTCGTTTTTCATAGTGTTATACAGTACAGCGTGCACAAACTCGTGGGCTTGTGTGTTAAACTTACCGTTTTCACCAATAGCTTCTGGGTTTAATTCTATTTGAAAGCCTGTTAGCTTTCTGTCTTTGCCTTCGCCAGTAAACGTAGGTATCATACCTCCATAAACCTTAGTGTTGTTTAGCATTTCTAAAGCGGCTTCACCTTGCCTTTGGCCTTCCTTAGCTTGCTGTAAAACTTCTTTAGCTTCAGCTACGTCCTTAGGTGAAGAGTTAGGATCATTTATTATATCGTTAGCCGCTTCTTTAAGCCCGTCTTGAAACATAGAAAACTCTTCTACAGACTGCATGCCTTGCCCAAACTCATCTTGAGAAAGATTTTCTTGCATTTCCTTATTACTAACCTCTTTAACAGAAATATTTAAAGGACTTCCTAGCTTTTTAAGCTGGGCATTTGTTTTATCTATTAAAAGCTGTTGTTGCTTTTGGTGCTTTTTAACATCAGAAGGAGGATACTTATTTATTATCTCTTGTCTAGATTTTTCGTTTTTCTTATATCTTTCGTTAAGTCTATCAAGATCTCTTTGTTTAACATCGTCTGGCGTAGTTTTATCGTTTACTATCCTGTTATATTCTGCCTGTAGTTTAGAGTTATTTTTATTTAGCTTTAACAGTTGAGACTTTTCAGAGTCGCTAAGCATATCAACTCTGTTAGCATCTATCTCTATAAGCTCTTTATTTTTATGTAGTATATCGCCCACCTCAGACTGTAAGTCCGCTACCTCTTCTTTAGATAAACTGTTTTTACCTTCGTGTAGCTGTCTTTTTATTTCTTGTAGTCTTTGGTTGTTAGCTGCCATAGCATCGCTAGCAGAAACAGATTTAAAAGGAGCCATCATGTGCTTGAATAACACCGGCGATTTAATGCTACCAGATATAGCTACACCAGAGACGAAAGACTCTGCAACATCATCATATATAGTTACGCCTTCTTTGCCAGAAGCCATATCAAATAAGTTACCGCTTATAGTGGCAAGACTTTCAGATCCACCTTCTTCAATAAAGTCTTTACCTGTAGCTAGTAGAGATCTTTTGTTAAACACGTTTTGTCTAAGGTATCTAGACGCGCCTTCAATACCAGCTTCTCTGGCCGTTGCGACAGTTCCTCTAAGCGCTCCTTTTACATATTTAATTTGGCCAAACGTAACTCTTTCTGATAATCCTTCAGCCGTACCACTAAGCATTGAATTTGTCCACATGTTCCAAAAACCGTAGTCTGTTCCTTCAGCGCCGTCTGTGTCTTTGTAAAGAGATCGCTCTTGCTCTAGTTGATCAAACTTTTGTCCAGCAGCAGAGCCTCCCATCATTACTAAACCAGCTGTACCTCCAGTTAAAGCCATAGCTGTAAGCTGAGGTAGCTGACCACCTAGCATTGTCACAAACCACTCACCTGCGTCTGAAGAGTTTTGTATATCTCCAAAAGCTACTGGATCTTGAACTTTTTGTCTAAAGTTAGTTTGCCACTCTGATAAAACTTTTTTACCTTGTTCTCTAGCTGTTGGTGTTACTGGGTCGTTGTCCCAGTCTATACTGTCTGGAGAAGTTATTAATTTTCCAGCATTAATAAATGTTTTTATATATGGGTCAGTTATTATACCTTCTTCAATAGCCCAGTCAGATATTTCTCCAAATGGATTAACCATGTAAGCAACTTGATTTAAACCTTTTATCATATCTACAGCACCCATGAAAGCAGCGTTACCTGCTTGCGTTCCAAGCTGATGGTTTTTTTCAATAAGAGTGGAGTACATATCAAGCTGACCTTGGTCTAAGTTAATATCTTGCATTTGCCTATACGCTGAGCTCATAGCTTCTGATATATTTTTATTATCAGATATGTATGTATTATATTTATCTACATTACTTTGGTACTCATCTTTTAGTTTTTGTATTTCAGCATTTGCAGCTTCAACCTCTTCTTCTGTTTTATATTCTTTGCTTTGTATTTCTTCTATTTTTTTTCTAATAGGAGCTGGATCAATTTTACCTCTTAAAGCTTCAGCGTCTTTTATACTATTAGAAAAAGCTTCGTTAAGCTTATCTATTCTTGAAACAACTTCTTGCTCTTCTTTGCTTAATGTTGCTAGATGGTTATCTGTTTGATCTTCAAATAATTTTTGAGTTTCAGCTTTTCTAAACCAACCACCGCCAAGATCTTCTATGTTTTGACTAATGTTTTTATTTTGTGTTTGTCGATTTTTTTGAGCTGTTAATATTGAATTAGCTACTTCATTTACTTCTTCATCATCACTACCTATGTTATTGTATATGTCTTTTAAATTAACCACTTCTCCATTAGGCGCAGTGCCTTTTTGAAAGTCTTTATTTATAAAGTCAAGGCTATGGTTAGCATTTAAAAACTTATTTAAGTCTTCTCCTTTAAACCCCATAGCTTCAGCATACAACTTCTTAGCCTTATTAATTCTAGCGGAAGAGCTTGCAGAACCAACTTGCCCTCTTTCTAGTTCATCAAGCTTTTTTCTTAGCGCTTCTGGTGATTTTTCTGCAAGAGCTTTGTTAGCCATTTTTTGAATAATAGATTTAGCCAAAGGATCTTGCATCTTTTTATCTATTATATCAGCTCTATATCCGCTTAGTGATTGTCTATATTCAGCTTCTGCTTTTTTGTACGCTTCTTCTTTATCCTCTTCAGAAACAACATATTCTTGAGACTCTAAAATCTCAACTTGTTTTTTTAAATCCGTATATTCTTTTGTTTCTTGAGATGACTTTTGTTTATTTTGTGATTTTTGAGCGTTAGTCACACGCGTAGTTTCTGCGTTACCTTCTGCAGCTGTGTTACCTCCTCTAGTAGCGTGTTTTTTCATAAACTCGTCAACTTCACTCGCAACTCTCTCGTCTTTACTGCCCACCCAACTATCTACGTCAAAGGTTAAGCTAGCTCCATTCAAAGCTGTAACAGTTATTGAATCAGTGGTGCTACTTGGATTACTAAAGCTAAAACCGTATTCAGAGTAATCTGCTACAAATCTATCTAAACCTGATTCTCCAAAACCAAAAAACCAACCACCGTCGTCTGTACCTATTAAATCTTTTGTGACCGTAGGCATTTCGTTTTTAGCCCACTCATTGTCTCTAACTCTTTTTTCTTCAAGAATTTTAGACATGTCATCATCAACCTTTTGAGGTTCTCCACTTTCACTAGGTACAGTCCAACCTAGTTTGTGGTCGTATTGATAACCTTCTGGATCTATTATAGACTCGTTGTTTTCTGTTCTAGTCTTATTTAACTCTTGTATTTTTGCTAAATGAGGATTTTGTTTTTCAAACTCAGCTTGCTGATCTAGTATAGCTTGAGTTTCTTCATCTACGTTCGACGCCGAAGAAGTATCGTCCGAAGTGGATGCCGTACCGTCTTCCGTCACAGTGGCATCCGCCTGTGTCTCGGCTTTTTTTGGTGCATACTCTGGAAAAAGCTCTGGAAAAGCTTTGTTAACTTTTTCGTAATCAAACTTGTTATTAACAGCGGTAGTTACATAGTCTTGTATAACTCCTGTGTCAACACCTTCTAGCTCTGGAAATGCAGCTAAAACTTTATCGTAATCGTAGTCGTTAGCTACAGATGTTGTAACTAAATCTTTTAGTATTTGTTGATCCATATTATGATTTTGCTAGTCTGTTACTTCCTCCTGCCTTAGTAGAGCCTTTCATGTTTGCAGCTCTTCCTTCAAGGCCAGCTGTTTCTAAAGTTGTTGTTTCTCTTGCGTCAGAGTACTTTTTATCTTGTTGAGCTACAAATCTAAAAAAGTAGTTCTCTAATACAGATCTACCTATGTTTTCATCTTCTTGTATTTTCTTTAACATAAACTCTTTGTCTTCTGGAGATATATTGTCGTACCAGTTTGTTTCACCTTCATCAGGGCTTATGTTAAATTCATTTAACTCTTCTGGGCTTAGCAGCTCTTGATACGTTAAGTTGTCTATTTCACTAGATATATCTTCCATTACACTTCTGCCAGTGCTATCAAGCTTGTCTGCAAACAAAGATTTAAAATCTTTTGTATTTAAGTTGTTGCTTATTTGTCTTTTAACATCTGCTTCATCAAAAAATCCTCCAGAACCTGCGTTATCTTTTACAGCTTTAGCCATATTGCCTATAGCTAAATCAAACTCTGAAGCTTTAGGTACAGTCATTTCTTCTAGTTCAGCTCTTGTACCAGTAAACACATCAGGCGGTCCAGCAGAACCCGCCGGCGGTGGTATTTCTATTGTGTATACTTTTTCGCCTTTTTCATTTGTAGATATTTGAGACTCTCCAGCATAAAACTTTTCTAACAACGAAACTGTTCTTTGATCAGTAGCACTACTTACCGTTGATTTATTTTTTCGGGGATCCATGCTAAAATCTTTTAACCCAGTAGCAGATTCAACGTCGCTAGCTGTTTGCGTTTTTATATCTGCAATATACATATTAAACTCACGCGTCAAGTCAGCGCGCTCTTTGTCATCTGTAGATTCTAATATCTGATTTCTAAGATCTTGAAGCTTGTCATAGCCAAAGTTATATTCATTGGTGTTAGAACCAGCGCTAATAAAGTCGTCTAGCTTAGTCTGAAGATTACCTTCTAACCTGTCTTGTTCTGCTTTCTGCTCTTTCTCTAAAGCTTCTTTTTCTTTAGCAGCCTCTTCTATCATCTCAGTTCCTTTGTCAACAGCTACTTGCCCTAACGTTTCACCAAGACCTTTAGTCTTAAACTGACCAACTCCAGCGGCCGCTTGTGAAGCTCTGCTTAATCTATTGAGTTCGTTTGCACCTAATCCTAAATTTATACTTGCTCTTTTCTCTGCCATATCTTATATATTTAATCGGGTTGTGGGATTAAACTAGCGCCAGCGCCTGCAATATCACCAATACCAGACATCATTAAGTTTTGAGCATCAGATACAGCTGCTTGTTGATTTGCATAGTTGTCAGCAGCCATACCCATTAACGCTTTTGTTTTATCAGCTTCCATTTGTCTAGACATAACATCGCCCTCTCTTTCTAAACCTTGAAGCCTAGAAGCTTCTTTACGCTCAGCTAATTGGTTGGCTTGCTCTTGCTTGCCTATAGATATAGCTGCTTTACGAGCGTTCTCAGATCCTTGATTTGCTAATGTTTGAGCTAGCGCTGCAATACCAGATCCACCAGCCGCTCCTCTCATATCCGCCAATATGTTTGCTTGTGACTGCGCTTGTTTCTCGGCCGTAAACTGCGCTTCTTCTTGGTTGACTGTTAAATCTTCCATTGTGTTTTCCATGTTTTGATACGGATTAGAAGTGTCTAAGTTTTTAAAAGCTTGTTTTTGAGCTTCTAACTCTGCTTGCGCTGCTGCTGCCGCTGCCTTAGCTTTCTTCTTTTGAATACCGCCTGATATAGCTTTAGCTGCACCACCTGCAACCGCTAATCCTACTGCTACAAATGACATATTATTTCTTTTTAGTTAATTCAACGTTTAAGCCTAGCTTTTCAGTTAGACTTTGTATTTCATCTAAGCAAACAGCTTCATCATTAAAGCTTTTTGCTATTACTTCTTCTTCTACTTCTTCTGGAGTTTTCTTGTCTGTAGCATGAACTGTTACAAACGTACAAGGCTCATGAGTATATATAACTCTTTTTGTGCCTGCTTTAGTAACTCCATGGTGAGGAGCTTCGATGTCTACTATACCGTCTTCTGTAAGTATAGACATTTTGCCACTCATTAAAAAGTATGGGTGGTCAACCTTATGTATCTTAGTTACTAGCAGCATGTTAGCAGGATTATATATTTCTCTTACGTAACACCCACCAGCAAACGTATGTTTAGTTGGATTTGCTTTGTGTAGCTCTTCACCAACCATACCACCTTCATTTTCAAGCTGTTCGTGCAGCTCTGTTATTTGTCTTCTATACTCTTGCTTCTTTCTTACTTCTTGAGCTATCTCCCAAGCTTCATCAAAAGTAAAAGTATGTTTTAGACCCAGCTTCTCTGTTTGTTCTATAAATTGTTTCCTTAAATCTTCTTTTGATAATGGATTATTTATAGCTTGATCGTCTATATGCTTCATTAAATTAAATTTACTATAATATAGTTACACTTAATTGCTACTTTCAAAAGTGTCAACAGTGATATTAAACAACTCTGCAAACTTATTAGAGTCATTTTTAAATCTAAACATACCATAGTAGCCTAGCATCGATCCGTATTCGTGACAGTTGTCTTTGCTAAACAACACAAATAAGACCTCAGGTCTTTCTGGATTAGGTTTAGGTGTAGGCAGTTGATTAACATATAAGTCTGTAGTAACTGTTATAGTATTGTTAACTCTATCTATAGCTGTTATTTCTCCTAGCTGAGTTATATCTTGCTGGTTAACGTTAAAGCCACTGTTTGGAACAGCGACCACAGCGTAAGCAATATCACCTACAGATACAGAGTCTTGTATAGTATATTGAAATTGTAATGTTAGTGTAAATGGAGGAGGCATATTATGTTACTGTTATAAAATTATCTACTGCTATAGTAAAGCTTTCGTTAACTCTACCAAATCTATCTACTTTAAACAAACCTTTAACTGTTAAAGAGTTTGCTGAAAACGTAGTTGTTAAGTCGTGAAGAGAAACCCTAGCGTCAACTATAGGCTCTCGTCTAACGTTTATTGTGTCTTTTTCATATTCATCGTACTGGCTAGCTAAAGGCGTTGATATATCTGTGACATAAGCGTCTCTAGACTTGCTAGCTGACTTACTGCCACCGCCACCAGAAGGATCAAAAGTTCCAGTTAAAGTAAAATACTTGTAACCTGGCTGGCCGTCCATGTCTGATGATTTTAAATCAGGCTCTATACCTATGTCTCTAGGCCAAACTAAAGGAGTGTAGGCTTTTGGCTTTTTACCAGGCCTGTCTGTAAATGTTACATCGCTAGCGGCAAAAGTCCAGTTAGAAGAGTGGCTAGAGCTTGTTAAAGCTAAAGTTATAGTTGTATCTATATATCTTTTAAACTCGTAAGGGTTTTCTTCACTAGGAACTCCATCTGCTAACACAGTGTTGTTTTTAGGGATAACGTAAAAACTATAGTCAGTATTAACACTAATAGCTGGAAAGTTAATCGAATAAATATTTTTAGGTATATAAATAAAATCTCCTCCTTCTAAAAGCTCTTTCTCTGTAATATCAAGTATATTCTTTAAACCATCACTAGTATTAGATCTGCTAGAGTATTTTTTAGCAAAAGATCCAGTTGTAAAGCTATAATAATCGCCGGTAGTTTTATTATACAAAACTAAATCACAATCAGCGTCTTTACCTTTGTTTAAACTAACGTCTACTGCCACAGGGTCTTTAGTATCTGGAAGCTCAAAGCTTGCGTGGAAAACAACGTTACCATCATTTAAAGAAACATGATCGTTAGCATCAACGTCTCCACCGTTATTTGGATAAAAACACGAGCCGTCGTCAGATGTTGCTAGCGGGTTGTAGTTTACAGCGTTTGGATCCGTGCAACCTTTAGCTATTGGAGGGTGCTCTTGCACGGGCTTTCTATCAATGTCAAGGCGTATTTCCATGAAGTTGTTAACAACAAAGCTAGTGTGGTATACGGCCGCGTTTACAGTGCCGTCGTTGTTGTTTGTAAAAACTACTTTTGTTATTTCAGTTGCAACGTTACCACCAATCCAACCGCCTTGCGAAAACACAGCTCCACCAATAGAAAACTCTGTAAAGTCTAGCGCAGCTCCTGTAATCTCGGATATAGTTAAATTAGCTATTCCAGCTGGAACAACATCTCCTTGAAAAACGTTATAATCAAAATCTGTTACGTTACAATTATCTACAGCCATATTAATCCCAATTTTGTCCTGTTATGCTAGAGCTAAAGTCTTTTACTACAGCTCTTACTGGTTGTGGAGCTAACTCTCCAGGGTTGCTATGTGTTATAGTAGCTTCACCTATACCTTGTACAGTAAACTCTTTTTCGTCTAGGTTGTTAAAATCTGTGCAAGCTCCTCTTATATAATTAAACCATTTACCTTCTTTGTTTAAAAACTCTGGAACTTTACCATCTTGAAGATCAGTGTTAGCGTACTCAACGTACCAACCTTCTTTTGAATTTAAGTTATAATATTGATCGTCATCTACATGTCTATTTATTCTAGCTTGTGTGCCTTCGTACTTTATAGTTTGAAAGTTTTTAACAGAGCTAGGAGCATCGTTAAATAACACTTCAACATAAGAAGGAATAAATGAACTACCATAAAAAGTATTTCTACTATTGTTTATGTGGTGCTTCCATATTGAGCCATTATCAAAAGTGTAATAATCATTATTAACGCCTACACCTGTTTCAGGGTGAAAACTTTTAAAGCTAGTCCAACCTTTAACTTGCTCGTTATATGTTACTGTTGTAGCTGGAAAATTACTAGCTAAAAAACCGTTAGGATAACCTTTTCGCTGCGTAGGCTTTTCATACATTGTTAGATTATAGTTATCTTTTCTTTGATCAAAAGTACCTATAAGCCTAAAGTTTTTTATAGTATTAAATGTATCTGTAAAGTAATCTTTCATACCATAGTCTGATATAGGTGTCATGCCGTCTTTTGATAGTCTAAGCACCGCGCCTCTTTGCGTGTCAGTAAAGTAACATCTGTATTTATCTGCCGCAAAAGACTCAGGGTTAGTAGATATACCGTAGTCTCCAGCAAAAGCTATAGCTTGACCAAGAACTCTATTAGCAGCTGTAAGTTGAGCGTTACCGCCAGATTCAAACAAAGCATCTTTATCAGATAAAACTTTTAATACTTTATCTTCGCAGAAAGTTACTATGTCAGTGTCTCTTGTAAATAGCTTCTGTATGCTTCCGTTATCGGGATCAAGATCTTTTGTTATTGGCTCAGCCTGTATAAACTGATTAAGTCTATTAACGCCAGACAGACTATTGAATATACCTGAAAATATAAAGCTTTGCGATCTTCTTTCTTCTTTATACTGCTCTGCTATAGTAGTCGATGCTTTAACACCGTTTTGTATTGTTGGTTGGTTAAAGTCATCTCTAATTCTATCTGACTCTATACCATTACCAAAAGAGTAGCAGTTGTGCCAAGGTAGCGTTATAGAATTCCAAGAGGCATGGAACCTAGGATTAACCCTTATAGTAGATCCAACCGAAGCTTGTGTTGCAACTAGCGTTACTTCACCACCATACCCGTCTTCAAAAAGAAGCGTATCTCCAGACGCGACCGCTTGTGCGCTTTGTACTTCTACCTCAACAAATCCCCCTCCAGCATATTCTCCTCTCATTGCGGTAACTAATGATGGTTGTATAGAAGTATTATCTATAGCTATTAGAGAACCAAAGTTAGGTAGTATTGCAGTCTCTGCGTTAGTCTCATCTATAACAATAGGGTACGCTCTGCTTATCTCGTAGTATATATCTAAGCCAATATCTTCTTTAGGTTTTGTTTCCCAAACGGCTGGGTTTTCACTTGAAAAACCTTCGCCATCATCGAAAGGACCCATTATCTGCAAGTTGGTAGTGCTGCTACCATCATGATTAGCGTTTCTTCTAGCGTTGTATATAGTTCTGTCTGCTACTATAGTCCACTTTTGTCTTCTGTTCCAAGACTCCCAATAGTCGCTGTCACCTAAATGTAAATCACTTTTCTGAGCGTTGGTTATTCCCCAATGGCTATATGAAGTTACTGTCTCATGTATTGTCTGATCTGGATCATCTTGCCACTTCCACTTACAACCTGGTAAAAGTAAAAGTCTCATGAACTCATATTCGTCTGTATTACTACCTTTTCTTAAATGAACAGGATTCATAAAATCCATTCTTGCAGGGGTTAAATCATCTTTCCAGTCTCCTGTTGGACCAAACTCATCATCTGGACCTATAAACCCACCAGTAACAGATATATCCATTCTGTTACCCCATATACCTCTAGATCCGTTTTGATAACCGTTAGCACTACCGTTCCAAGGTGCTATTTCTAAAGCGCCGTTTAGACCTCCTGCCAGCGTAATTTGTTGATCAGGAGCGGTGTGCCAATCTTCAAAGTCTTGAGGGTTGAGACCGTCTTCTATAGTATGCGGGTCATGAGCCCAGCTCAAAGCCCAAGCATCATCAATAAATAGCGTAGCTTGACCACCTCTTGTAAAGTAATTGTTCCAAAACTGAAAAGCTCTGTTGTCGTTAATAAAGTCTGCTGCCGCAAATCCAGCTTGAGCTGCTAGATAAATTGGAAGAAGCAAAAGCTCCCACCATTGTGGGGCGCCTCCAGCATCAACAGATCCTGCTGTACCTTTGTATATACCCCAGTCACCACCGTTAGATGCTAAGAAAAAATCTCCTAGCGGAGCATTTTGGTTATTCACGTACGTATACGGTGGACTATCGTTGTTAGGTTGATTAGACACCTCTGATAAGTTGCCTGGTATTGGCAAAGTAGCGTTAGTGTTGTCTCCCCAAGTGTAGCTAGAGTTGTATGGGTGAACATGATTTAATCCAGCTATTGATCTAACGTAGCCGTTATTTGTGTTGCCAAATATAGAAAAAGGAAAGCTTCCTCCACCATACCCAGCGCCTTGGTTATTTGTGTTGAGAACACCACCGCTTCCACCGGTTTGCTCGTCATAAGTATGAAGATAACGCATGCCATACGCTGTAACAACAACAAGGTTATCATCGTTTAAAACCATAATAAAGTTTTCTAACGTAGTATCTTTAAAAACTTTAACAAAAAACTTACCGTCAAACTCTGGCTTATCAATATACTCGTTGCGTACGATTTGTAATTGTAATCCAGGGTTTCTATTTGCCCAACTTGAACCACACACTGAATTAACCTCAGGTCCTAATCGTTCTTCTAAATTTATTCTATACCCGTCATTTCCACCGCCACCAAAGAAGTTACCTAGTTCTATACTAATTATATCGTAATACTGAGTGGCTAAACCTGTTATAGTTCTAAACCTAACAGAGCACTCTGATGCTATAGCGGTCACGGGGTTGTTAGAAGTAGTATCAAAAGCTGTATCAAACTGATTCATTCTTACGTAAAAAAACACTTCGTTTTGTCCCGGAAAGCCTATACCAGTACCTGTTTGTCCAAAAAAGTCGTCTAAAGTAGTTGTTCCAGCGGTAGTGGTAGATCCATTTAATAATGTTCCTTGTACTTTTCTATCAAGCTTTATATCTTGAGGAGCTTCGTTTTCAATGGCTAGTATTTTATATCTAGCAGGCTCTACTATAGGGGTTGGCCCGTCGTGCTCTTTCTTTAATTCTAAAAATGTTTCTTCATCTACTTTATTTCTATCTGATGAAGGAAAAGAAATCCACAGGTTGCCATCTTCAGCATTGTACCAGCGGTCCATCGCTAAATTGTAGTATTCGTTAGAAGTTTCTTTAATAAAAAACTTAAATGACTTAGCCCAGGTAGGAGCGTTATTATTAATAGAAGTTACAAAACTATTAGAGTTAGCGCAGAACTCTTTTGAAACTGTTATTGAACCTCCTTGCTTATCTGCTAATACTGGTGTTTCTCTACCAAACTCATCTTTATAAACAACACCTAGCTGGTAAGTTCTTTGTGTTTTTATAGATTTAGTAGGTATCTCTACCGCTAAGCTTTGATCTACATAAGACAGAGATTTTACTTTAAGACCAGCTTCTGGGCTAATGAGCTTGTTGGAAGAATCTAATAAATTGTAATTTTGTAAGTAGTTAGCATATATAAGTCTATTAGCAGAAACCTCTTGAGCTTTAGCTTTTCTAGGCACATTATCCCAAGGGCGTAGCAATTGATTTGCTGGAACTACAGCGTGTATTAACTCTGATTCTATGCGTAAGCTACCTCTCTCTTGAAAGTCGCTACCATCAGCTAAAACAGCATATCCAGAAAAAGGATCAGACGTAGGCCACAGTGGAGCTCCGTCTTCTAGCTTTATAGTTTTAACAGTATAAACTGTTGTTGATTTGTCTTCTTTGTAAAGTACATCAATTTCAGTTATATCCTTAGGTCTATGACTAGGTAAAGGCGCGTAGTTTTCTACGTATAAACTTCTTAATCTATTAGCCATACCTTGATTGTAACCTTCTTTAGGATAATAATCAAAAGGCCCTGGAAGAAAAGCTACTTCAGAAAAAGGCGCAAAAGGAGAGTACTGACCGTCTACATACTTGTATCTGTATGAAAATCTAGGAAACTTAAACTCAAACAAAGCATCTTCTTGTTCTAGTATAACGTAAAAGCTACCTACATTTTCCAAGTCATTACTTATTGACATTATTTGTATGTCATAAGATACTTGCCCTGAAGGTAAAATAGATGTGTTAAATATTTGAGCTCTAATGTCAAAGTCTGTAAAAGCCGTTGGATCTTGACTCAACTCAGATGTCATTAATATAAAATCTCCTTCAAAGTAAGATACGTCGTCGTCAAAAGTAACATTACTTATTATAGTGCCAGTGCCAACTACGTTAGTTGGAAACTGTACAGATGCAGCGCCAAAAGGACCTATTGGTGTAACAAAAGGATTGTTTTGATTAAAAGTGTTACCACCACCTACGTTTACAATGTTTACGCCTGGATTAAATTGAGTTGCTACTGGTAAAGGTCTATCATCATTAGTAGAAGACATCCTTAACGTTGGTGGGGTTAAAGGACTTTTTCTTATAGTAGTATTATTTTCTAATTCAGAATATACTGGAACATCAATATTTATTTGATCAAAATATTTTACTATTTCAAGTCCATCATTAATAAAAGATCCATCGATTTTTTTACTAACTAGCCTAGTGTGATGCTCAGAAGAGTTTCCAGCGCCAGCTGTATTTAAAATGTCGTCATCAGAACCTGTTCCAAGTATAGATCTTTTTATGTTTATAGTTTTAGGCTCACTTACATCATCAGTATACATCAACAAGTCTTCAACAATGTTTATAGCTGTAATATCTGTAAATTTGTTAAACCCTAAAACACTTGTGTTAGCTATTGTTTGTTGACCTAAAGCTATAGACGCGTTGTTAACACCGTGTAGCAAGTCGTTACCAACAACATTTTTTATTTCATAACCACTAACTTTCATGCCAGGTCTAATGCCTGCACTACTAGAAACTTGGACTGCTGGAGCTGGTGTAGCAAAAACTGGCGCACTCACAGTGTTTGTAGAAACTATATTTGTTGTAACTCTATATATATCTACAAAAACAAACGTAAAGTTGTTTTCATCTATATCGTATTTTACAATATAGTTTTTAGTTATTCTGTTACCGCCAGCATGCGTAAATTCATTACCAGCTACTAAATAGTATATGCAGTTAACTTCGTTGTCTACTATAGATCCAACACAGTAACCACCTTCTGGTATTAAGTTTGTAGATAGTTCTACGTTACCTAATATATTTTCTAGTGAACCTACGTTACTACCATCTGAGGTAGAAACCTGTATGTTCATGGCGTCTCTATATTGACCAGCTGGAACAAGGCGCTCATCAAGGTCCTTGTTCATTTTACCTTGTGCAAAATTTCTATTAAATTCTGGCATATCTTATTTTATCCATTTAGATTTGTTTCTCATCACCTGCATAAACTCTGTTATCTTGTAGTTAGATAATCTTAGTTTAGCTTTTCTAAGTTCAGCAAATCTTTCTTTTTTTAACATTTGTATTGTTGCAGGACTATAGTTTGATCCTGTTGAAACTATGTAGTATGCTACACACTTATACCAAGCTTCTTCAGCAAACTTATGTATAACGCTATCTTTTATTTTGTCAGGTTCACCAGAGTCGTTACCTGTTCCGTCTGTAACATAGTCTAATATTATGTTTGATCCAACTAATCCTGAACCAAAGTACAATCTTCCTCTAGCGTGGTCAAAGTAGTAGCTACCATTTATCTGCGCATGCTCAGGTGATAATCCATATCTTTGGCCTAAAGCAAACTCAGAGTGACCATCGTTGTAGTTAAAGTCAGCTACTTGATCTTCGTGGCTTGCTGTAGTTTGAAAGTTAGGCGTGATAACATTGTCGTCCTCTGGTATCTGTTGAGGAAACGGTCTACCTAAAGCATCTATACCGTTTACATCCCACCACAAATCATTTTCTTTTGGATCATCTGTTTTAGTTGCTGGCCTGTAAGGATTTTGAGTTTCTCTAACAGGATATAGTGGATGCTTAATACCAGAGCCGTCGCTGTAGAAAACATTTGTATAACCTACAAAGTCATGAGGTAAAGGTATGTACATTCTATTATCTAGTGTAAACTCCCAAGTCTTTTTAGATCTTAGAATATCGTAGTTCATTTCTTGCATAGCTCTACGGCCAAAAAAGAAAACGTCAGATCTATCTACTTTAGATATTATTTTATTTTCACCAACGTACATGGCTAAGAACGTATTAACCAAAGCTGATAAGTTTTGATACTGAAATGTTCCGTAATTAGCCGGATTATTGTAGTAGTTAGCTACCTGTTGTGGAGTGTGTTGTGCCATTATGATTTTTCATTATTGCTTTGCTCTACAACTTCAGCTTTAGCTAAACTTGCTAGACCAGGTTTGTTAATAGTTATACCACCTAGTTGTAGTATTCTATATACTAAGTTAGTTTCTTCAGACGGATGTAGATCAAAGTTTGTAGCTCCGTTAGCGTTGTATAAAGCTTTTTCGTTTACAACAACATAATCCCAATTAACTTTTTTAGGAGTTCGTATAAAACCTATCTGTATAACACCTCCAAAAAGTCCAGACTGATTGTAACATCTAATAAAGTTATCTGATCCTGAATTATAAACACCCGAAGGAGGAGTTGTAACTCCCGCTGCGGTAGGACCAAAAGATCTAATATATACTGGAGATCCATTATGAACTTGAGCGGCATAAACACTTCTTAATTGATCGTCGTATTTTTGAGCTGTAGTTTGTTGAGCCGTTGCGTTGTTAAACTCTACTCGAGTCAGCCTATACATTGTCTCGTCGTTAGGCAATATATGACCATACGTACTGCCGGCGATAGGCTGCCCTGTTTCTGGATCTATTACAACGGCTGCAGCTACAGAGTGGTTGTGAACTTGAAACCTACTTATTTTGTCTTCTATGTAGTCTACAGAATCTGAAAAGTTTGATTGATTTCCAGGATTTCTAAGATATTGATTCAAGTGATGAAAATACTCTTCAAATATTTCCATCTGAGCTTGATTTGCAAACAGGTTGTATTCCTGTGGAGTTATGTAACCTCGTTGCTCTTTATTTGCTAATGCTAGTACACGTTGATATACTGTATCTACACTTACCATTTAATTATCTTTTATAGTTAAGTAACCACCCCGAAGAGTGGTTACTCTTCTATAAAGTAATTACATACTTAGTTGCTTTTCTATATTAGAATACACTTCCATACCTTCGTCTGTTTTAAACCAAGCGGCTAAAGCAGAATACGGATGCTCATCAAAAGGAATAGTCATTAGTTTTCTATCATTTGATCCCCAATTAAAATTTCTTTGATCAGTTGATAGTTTTATAATTCCTAGTTCAGTAGCTTTAATACCAAAGTTTCTAAGCTCTACGTTTTCATCTTGAACTAGCTCTAAGAACAAACCTGGGTTTCTTCTTGCAAATACTAGACAATCTCGTTTTAACTCCTTAGAACTCATCTCTGATACCTTAGAACCTAATTCTACTCGCATTATGGCTTCCATCTTGTCAATGTCTAGTGTTCTAGCTAAAACTAAAGCGTCAGCTTCCATTTCTAAGTAGTCTAGCTCAGTAGCTGCTATTTCTACAGGCTTGTGCTCGTAAAAAAGTTTATCACGCATTGGGTGATATAGAGATAATAGCTTTTGTAAAGTTGCTTTTTCTCTTGGAACGTATAGCGCTCCATTTCTAAATATAATGTGAGCTAGCCTTTGATCGCCTTGCATTTCGTCTACGAAAACAGTTCTTTGATTTTCACAATATTTTAACTCTCTTTCGTACCCTAATTTTTCGTCAAAGTAATATATACCTGAAGACTTCATTGAATAAGATAAAGCTGATCTATTTTGTTTTAAATAATAAACTCTATCTTTTATTTCCCAAGTAGGTTTTTTAGGTTGCGGCTTAACAGCCACTTCTACCGTTTCATTTGTAGCTTTAATTTCTGGCTGTGCTACCTCAGCTTTTTTTGTTTGCTTTTTTGCCATGATATAATATAATAAAAAATTAAAAAAAAAGATCGGAGCCGAAGCCCCGACCTAATTAATATGCTTACTTCATTAACATGAAGTTGTTAGCACCTTGAACAACTAAACATCTTTCAGATAGATAGTTCACTTGCATTGCATCAAGATCAGAAGTGATGTTTCCACCAACAGATCCAGTAATCCAAGTTTTCATTTTTCTATCGTCCATTTGAGAAGCTCTATAACGTACGTGTAAGAACGGACGCTTTAAGTTTCTACCTAATGTTTGATCGTATACAGTTGATACACCAGCAGGAATAACAACCCCACGGATACCAAAGCCTGCAGCTCTATCGTTGATAGATCCACGAGTAGCTTTGTCGTTTAAGTATCGCATGTCAGACTTATAGAAGTCGTAAGAACCTCTTCGGAATCCAGAGAAACCTAAGTTCAACGCCATATCTTCGTCGTTGTTAAATACTCCGTAAGAAGTACCACCAGCACCGTAAGAGTTCATTGAAGCTAACATATCGTCGATAGCTAAGCTAGTCGCACGGTTAACAAATAGCATGTTCTCTTCAATAGCACCTTGCTTATCAAACTCTGCTAAGATAGCGTCAAACTCTGCTAAGTCAGTAGCAGCGTTAACACCAGTAACACCAGTAGTAACGTTACCACGAGTCTCAATAGCAGCGAATAAACCTTCAGTACCGTAAGACTCACCAGCTCCGTTAAGTAAAGTTTCGTTAACATCGTTAGCAACGTTAGCACCTTTAACAGCTTCCATCATAGTCATCTCTAAGTAATCAGTGAAGCGAGAGCGAGTATCGCCTTCAGCTTTTAAATACCATAAGTAACCATTTTGTCCGTCTTCACCAGCGATTTCTACCCAACCGATTTGAGATACATCAGATCCGTTGATTTCGTAGTAATCCTTCATGATGATAGGTTTGTTGCTAAAAGATTTGTGTTGTGGCTCTACAGCCTTAGCACCTTCAGCAGCTGATCCTTGGCCAGCTGTTCCTTTACCAAACTCAGAACCATATACTAATACTGTACAAGCTACAGTACCAACAGAAAATGCAGCGGCGTCGTCAATGTTTTCCTTTTCGTAAGGCTTAACAGTAACCTTGTCAGCTGTACCAACTAAAGCGTCAGTAACTAAACACTTGATTACACCTTCAGAAGTAGCAACGATAACTTGATCGTTTAATCTAATACCGTGAGTAGTAGTTAAAGCGTTTCCGTCAATATCTTTTTGGATAGTTAACTCACCAGTTGCAGTGTTAATTGTACCCGTGTAAGATAAGTGAAGTCTACCTTGCTCTGTCCAAATAACTTGGTCAGAAGTCATAGACTCTTCAGCACCTACTTGAGATAAGAAACCTGAAATAGTTCTTGGTCCGAACACTTCAGCTTCAGCTTCAATTAGGTCTGGTAAATACTGCTGCGCCCAGTCGTTGCCAGCGCCGCTCGTAAAGTCAATGTAGTTTGAAGACAATGTAGCTCTCACTGGAGCAGCTACACTATTTAAACTACCTGTAGTCCCGGAATGCCCAGGACCTGGATTTGTAATTGCCATTTTTAATTAGTTTTAAATGGATTAATAATTTATTTTCTACCTCGTTTGATTTTAACTTTAAAGTCTGAAGTAGACTCTCCACTTAATACTCTATATGTAGCGCCTCCAACTTTAACTTCTCTGTTAGTTTGTCTTGGATCCATATTAATGTTCTTAGACTTTTCAACAGAAGTTTTTAAAGCGTCAGCTTTACCTTGTTCGTAAAAGTGTTGAGCTATAGCGTCTGCGTTCATAGCGGTATATAAACCTTTATGATAACCTGCGGCGTCTTCCATTGATCCCTCTTTATTCAAAAACTTTTTGATAAAGTTACCAATATCGCTTTGAGTTTCTTTAACACTATCAACGTTTTTAACATTAAACCTAAACTTCTTTTCTCCTAAGTTATATTCAAAACCTTTGAATTTATCAGAGAAAAGACTAGATGTCTTTTTGTTAAACACGTTCTGGTTGCGCTCTTGCGTTTGCTTTGCGCTTTCAGACTCTTTGTTATATCTGTTGAAGAAATCAATTGCTTTCTGTTGCTCTGTAGTGAGCTTCGATCCAGCTTTGATCTCTTCGTAATATTTAGACTTTTGCCTGTCTAAGTAGGCTTTAGCCTCGGCAACTTGCTCTTTGAGGGCTATTTTCTTTCTTCTAATATCTTTTTCATCATCAACCTCTTCATCATAGCTAAAGGTTTCGTCCATTAAGAACTTTCTTTCTTCAACATCTAAATGAGGTTTTGTAATTTTGTAGTACTCTTCTAGCGCTGTTAAATTATCCATTTGACTGTAGTCTTGGTTTAATCTAACATAATCTTCAACAGTACCACCTGTTTCGTTTATAAACTCAACTAGCTTTTCAACGTTTTCAGGGAGCTCTACAGTTGGCTTTTCTTCTGCCACCATTTCTTCTGTAGTCTCCTCGTTTTCTTCTTGAGGCTCTTCTTCTGTAACCTCTTCTAATACTGGAGTTTCTTGTGCTTCACTTTCCGCCTGTACTTCTTCTTGTTGCGGTGCGGCGTCGGTAGCTTCATCGCTTCCAACCACTCCTGTGTCGTCAGTTGTACCTTCTTCAGCATTGTCCTTTTTGTTTAAGTCCACCTTGTGAACTGTTTCTTCTGGTTTCTTTTTCAAGCTTACCTTAGTTACGTTTTCTTCTTGTACTTCTTTTGTTTCTTCCATAATATAAAATATAATAATTAAAACTGATTCATGTTCAAGCCAGTACTTAATTCATCATTACCTGCTGACTCAAACTTTTTACTCGCCGCCACTTGCCTCTTGTCTTCTATTTGATTTTTAGACTCAGCTTCTAGCGCTCTTAACTTCATGTTGTATTGATACTCTGCTTCCATTAATTCTTTTTTAATGTCAGCTTCTTGCCTTAAGTTGTTTGATTTAAAACCTGCTTTAGCCTCTTCTAACTGTATTTGACTTTGAGTTATAGCTTGTTGTTTTTGCATTTCAGCCTGCGCTTGCGCTTGAGCTGTTTGCTGTTGAGCTTGTTGTTGCGCTTGTATGTTCTGCTGTTGCATTGCTTGCTCTTGCTCCATCTTCTTTTTTTCTTTTATTTTAAGAAGTTCGTTTGCAAGTTTTACGTTTTTAGTAGCTCTAATATCAATAGCATCAGATAATCTTATTATCTTTTGAGCTAAAGCCATTTGTATATTGTTTTCTAGCAATTGTCTTTCTTCTTCGTCTGGAGCTAGTTCTATAAATATACCAAAGTCATACAAATGTAAGTCAGCCATTTCTTCTAGCGTAGCCACGTTGTGTACACCTATTTGTTGTAAGAAAGCGTCTCTAGTTGGAGAGTATTCTATTATGTCAGATATACGCAAAGATATTTGTTCTGCAACGTCGGCTGTTAAGAATAAACCTGCTTGAAGTATGTGTCTTGTCGCTGTGTTACTATTTGCAGCCGCTAGCTTTTGAACACCAACTAAAGCGTTTCTGTCTGGTGTACTACCATCTCTAGCTTCATTTAATCCGGTTACATCACGGATCATCTGCATGTAGTAGTTGTAGTTTGCTATAAGCGTTTGCATTTTAGCTCCAGCGCCTTTACCGTTTGATATTTCTTGTATAGGAACTTTACCTGGGTTTGGATCACCATCAGCAGTAAACGATCTACCAATTATACTACCAGTTTGGAAGAACATGTTTAGAGCTTCCTGTGGATTGTAATTTGTACCGTTACCTAAGTCTATTTCAGCTAAGCCATCAGCGTCTAAGTAAACACCATCAGGTACCATACGCGCCATAACTTGTTGCAGCTTCAAGTGTGTGAGCTGTATCATATCTGCAAAACCAGTGATACGGCTAACGATACTTTCTATTCTACCTTGATACATGCGCGGAGCTACAATACTATAGTTCATCTTGACTTTGCTCATATCGCTTTTTGGCCTAATCATATTTTCAGCCATCTCCCATTTTAAAAGTTTGTCAGAACCAATAATCATAGCTCCTTCATATAAAACTTCTATTTGTCTTGAAAGTTTAGCAAAGCCACCTTGCATGTCTGTAGGTGGATTAAAAGTGTCGTCTTTTTCTATAGCTTTCTCTCCACCTGTTGAGGTTTCTTTTAGCTTGTAAACCTCGTTCATATAAGTTTTCCAGTTAAAGTATAATACTTCAACTTGATTTATATCTTGATCTCTTCTACCTTTATTGTATTCGTAGGTTCTACTGTTATTATATTGCTGTATATTTTCAAGATCTTCTTGGCTTAAGTGTGGAAACTGTTTTACCAACTCGTTAATTGGAATTGTTTTAACTTCACCAACATAGTATATATCATCAAAATATGGAGACTCTGTGTAAGAGTGAACAATTCTATCTGGATCAACGTAGTCTATAGTTACTCCTTCTGAATTTGTAAAGTTTGTTTTCACAGCAGCCATACCTAAAACTGTTAGGTCATAGTAAAGCCTTTTCTTAGTAAGCTCGTAGTCGTTGCCTTGTAGTAACACGTTTATAGCTTGCTCTTCCGCTAGCTCAGTAGCTTGCTTATAGGTTAGCTGCATGTGTAACTCTAGCTCTTCTTCTGTTTCGGGTAAAGTTTCAGGATCGTTTTCTGCAAAGTCCATGTTTAACTGTTGCTTAGCTACAGCATCAAACTCTTTCATTTTCATATCACGAAGAACGCTCTCCATGTATTCTGTTCTCTTTGCTACACCGTATGGATCTTGAGAAAATACTTTTATATCGTAGTTTCTTTCGGCCATACCGTTAACAACAATGTCTACAAACTTAGGTACAACTGGAACAGGCTTCCAGTCTAAGTTTAAGTAGCTTAAGTCACCATTTATAGATAGCTCGTTTTTATATTTTTGTACAGACTGTTCGCCTCTAGCATATAATCTTAAGTTGTGGAAGTTATTTTTATTACTATAGAACCTTCCGTTGCCACGTATGTTTCCATCTTCGTTTCTATCAAACCACTCGCTCTCTATAGCTTGTGCAACTTTTAGACCGTAGTCATAGCTTATTTTTTCTATATCAGGTACTACCTGACTTGGAAAATTGTTAGTGTTTCTGTAAGCCATATTTAATTTTTAATTATTTTAGAGTTTACACCATCGTTACTATATTTAGAAAACGAAAAGCCTAATGGTTTTCTTTTTCTTTCTTTTACTGGTCTATACAAGTGTCTATTACAAGCCATAACAGCTAGCCCAGAACTTATCGCGGCATCAAACTTAGTTCTTTTATTTATATCAAACTTAGCCCAGTCGTTTAATGTTTCGTTAAAATACATTGTTCCATAAGTGCCATCTTCCATTAACCCAACGTGATCGTTGATATACATTTCAATAGCAGCAGCATGAGCTTGTTTAATATCTTCACTAGAGTTCGGTATACCACCTATTTCTTTTTCAGTAATAGATAATTTATTCCAAACTTTATCTGGTCTGTTCATACTGAATCCTCTATATCCTCTACGCTTTAGATGATACAGTAATCTTGGTTTATTGTTTTCTGCTAGCAATGGCATGCCGTAGAACACTAACGCCATTAGCACATCTTCAAAAAATATTTCAGCGGTTTGTGGTCTTGCTATGTATTCTAGAAAAAAAGTATTTGCTGGAGCTGACTCCATACTAAACTTAGTTAGTCCATGAAGAGATCCGTTGGATCCTCTACCGTCAACAGTGCCGCTAATATCATAGCTATCGCAGCCAAAAGCGCCCATGTGTTCGTTTGCAGGATACTTAATTCCATTTTTAATTATAACATTATTCTGCAAGTTAAAATCCGGAACCCAACTAACTTTAAATCTACCGTTAGGATCTGGAGTAAAAACTACAGATGTATCTTTTATGCCGTTTACCCACTGAAAATTACCAGTGTTTAAAACTGCTGAGCTAGTTATACCTTCGTTGTAATCTATTTGCTCATATATTTTCACAAGATTAAAAAGACTATTTTTTGTCTCATCTCTAAACGCGTGCTCTTCAGTTCTTGGAAACTGTCTATAAAACTCGTTTAAAGCGTCTTGATCTCCTTTTAAACCTTCAACTTCATTTTCCCAATGCGATATAACACCTACGTCTATTAGTTCGCCATGTGGTCCTCGTACATCATGACTTGGGCTATTAAAAACAGGTTGTCCGTATTCGTCAATAAATCCTTCAAAGTTCCATTCCATTGGGATAAACAAAGAATATAAACCAGACTTTGTTTGTCCATTACGGTTTCTGTTTTTAGCATTTGAGTCATTGTAGAGCTTTTTAAAATTATCACCACCTTTATCTAACGAGTTAGACGTTGATCCCATCATGCATTTACCAACTATACGAGCACCTAGCCTTAAACAAGTTTTAGTTACTCGCCAGTTGTTTAGAATATTATCAGGCCTCTCCCACTTACCACTTTCATCGTGTACTAGTAGATTAAGCTTCTCTCCATCATAGCTGTTATCGCCTGTGTTTTTCCAATCAATAGTAGTGTCAAGTCCAACCAGCTCTTCCTGCTTTTCGTTTGCAGTAATTTTTTTACGCGTAAACTTACTTGCAGGAACCCTATAAGCAAGTTCACTTTTAGGCCTGTCCATACCGTCTTGTATCGGTTTAAAGAAAAACGGATAGTTGACAGATATTGGTACAACTTTATCGGTAAACATTTTTTTAGCATCAGCACCACTTTTTGATAGTATTCCATATCTAGCATCACTCGATATAGTAGCTAAGTTAACAGTCTCAGCTGAGCTCATGAAAGAAAAACCACTACGTCTATTTTTTAAGTAACACATGCCATAGCACCTGCTATCAGCTTTGCACGCTTCCCAAAATATAAAGAACAGCCTGTTGGCTTCTCTAAAATCTGGAGCTCCAACATCTATTTTACTCCATTGAAGATACATGTAGTGACTACCTGTTATATACGTAGACACTCCGTTATTGTTAAACCAAAAGCCTTCTTCACGATTTTTGAATTCATCATCAATAAAATCGTACCACTTTTCTTTTAATTCCTCAGGATAGTTTCTCCAGTCAAATATACTTTTTAACTTACCTAACTCTTTAGGGTACTCAAGCCTTTTCCACTTGTTTAGTTCATTGGAGTGCACTTGCACTGGTTCCAACGGCAAAGCAATTTGCAACCCTTGTATTTCAATGATCTCGCCAATTCTACCAGTTTTTGATATGACAATGATATTGTTTTCTTTATTGTATCCATATTCCCATTTACGTTTTTTGTTAAGTCGACTTATAGTAGTCTTCTTAACTGGTTCAACAATTTTATATAAGCTTTGTTCGTAACTCATTTCGATCTGCCTTCCGCGAAGCCTTTAAATACTCGTTCTTTCTTTTCTTCTTGTGTCTTTCCTTCCAGAATATTTTCTTCTTCTTGTATGCGGTTGAGGATTTCAAATGCATCAAATATAGCTAACTTCTTAGTAGCCGCGGCGTTCTTTAATCTATCAGCAGACACATCGTCTTCTGTGTTGGTTATAATCTGCTCTTGAGCAACCTTAATTAACTCATCAACAGCTTTACGCCCAGCTAGGATTATACGTTTCTTCGTTTCCTTTATGCTCATATTTAATTGTAATAAATTTATTTAACACCCTGTAAAGTCTTTTTCCTTCTATTATAAACTCGTATTGAGAAAAAGGAGTGTAGCCTACAACTTCACCTATTTTGTAAGTGCCGTCACTATATACTATCACACCTTTTGAAGGATCTTCTTTTTCGTTGCTGTAGCTGTCTGTGTTAGAAAGTGGTTGAACAAAAGAATAACCAGGCATTGGTTTATCTTTGCATAAAAATACTTGATCTGGAGATACTATGTACTTGTTGTCTTTGAAGTATGATCTACTGTTTCTTTCTTCTCCTTTAACGTCGTGCCATCTTCTGAATACGTTGTGGTGTACGATGATTTCGTCACCTGGTAATATATCGTAATCCCCAACAATAGGGCAAGAGATAACACGAGCTCTACGATTAACAAACTCATGATTGTATATTTCTGTGTTTATTATTAGGCTCTTACCCTCTACGTCTTTGACGTTATTGTATCTTTCGCCAACGGGCTCAACTACAAAACAGTATGGGCTTTTCATTAATACTCAAGATTATATTCAACAGATATAGCCATATTCTTATTAAAGTCTTTCCACGGCAAAACACTTTTACCTTTTCTAATGTATATAGAATACTTTTCTTCTTCTTCAAGAATATCACAAATGATATGCCCTCCGTAGACCTCTTGGCCTACAGAGTAATGCATAGCATCTATTTTATAATCCTTACCTATCGTTATCTTTCTTATCAGCTTCGTTGTTATCATCATTATATTTAATTGTGCCATCGGCTATATTAATATCATTAGTGCCGTACTGCTCTTTGAACTCCGCTTGAAGTTCTTGAACAACTTGTTGCATTTGTATAATAGCGTGAAGAGCTTCGTGTTTGCGAACCTCTATCACACCTATATCCATTTGAGCTTTGTTGATTGCAGTAACTACCTCTCTCATTTTAGAGAGTTGTTCATCTGTTACTTTTTCTGCACGAGCTTTTAGCTCCACAGTTTTTGGAGTTTTTCTTTTTGCCATAATTTAATTTAATTTAAGTTAATTTTGTTTATTTTTCAAAGTGTAATAACACTCTAACCGGGTGTATGTTGTAAATTGTATCTCCGTTAGCTACAGTCGTAGCATCACCAGCTCCTGAAGTTGCAGTGGTTAGATTTATTGGCCCTGTCGCCGCGTCGTCAATAGACGCTACAGTTCCAAGAAGAACATCGTCTTGCGCGTGTAGAATATCACCAGCTATAAAATGCTCTCTAACATCCATACTGCTGCCCGCCATTACTATAGCTGTAGGTGTTGTACTGTTTATATCCGCGTCATTAATTACGTTTATAGATTGGAAATCTAAACTACCGTTAGAAAAGCCTGCTATATAAAAAGTGTCTTCTGAAGCAGATCTATGAACTGCGTTTTCTTGACTAAAAATTATTGGAGTAAAACTGCCTGATCCGCTAGCTCCACTGCTTTGCGCCACTACTGTTCCTTTACCAGTAGCTGGACCAAAGTTTCCACTAGCAAACTCCATTACGCCCATGTAGTCGTTTCTAGGAGTGTTTTCAAGAACACTTTGAACTGCACCTAAAGAACTTGGCGCTCCAGTTGAAGATCCTTTGCTAAACAAAACGCCTAAGGCAACATTGTTTGCTGTTGGAGTAGCATCTCCTTTTGGCCTTACTAAAATGCTAGCGCCAATCAACTTAGCGCCACCGCTAGGAATTTTAAACTCTGTCCAATCAAAGACTATCGTTCCTGAGCCAAAGCCACCAGCGTGTTGTTTTGATGCTGCTATCGTAGGTTTTATTTCTCTTGTAAAATAAGCTGTCATTTTATTTTTCTTTTATTTGTTCGTTTTTCTTTGAGCTTCCACCGAAGAAGAAGTCTATTATTGTATTTACTTTAGCACTCATAGCGCCAAATATCGTCGATATAAAGCTTATTTCAAATTCACCTAAGTCTATTGACTTTGTAACAAAATAATTAAACATTACAAATGTAATACCAAAATATGCTACTGTAAATAGTGTTGCTAGAACCTTTTGAATAATAGCATCGTCTTTATACATATCTCTTGCAGACTTGCGATCTTCGACTTCTTTCGCAAACGCCTCACGCTCTGCATCAAGAAGTAACTTTTTAAGAGCAAGCTTAGCTTCGTCGCGTTCTTTGTCTGTAGTAACAACTTTGTCAAGTATGCCTTCTGCATTGTCTACTATTTTACCGAATAAACCTCCTATTAAGTTGTTTATCATTATCCTAATAGTTTTTTATTTATCTTTTTTGATTTCTTATAGTCAGGATCTTTTCGCTTGTTTTTTTCTTCATCAATAAAATCGCTAAAAGTAGGTGCAGTAGAATTAGTACCGTCAGCAGCTATTAACGTAGGTTCGTCTACGTCTATTTGCTTAGGCCTAGCACTTGTAATGGTTTTAGGTTTAGCTGGACCTTTACCAGTAGCGATGTTATCATTCATTTCTTCAACCTCAGCGTCGTTAACCTGTCCTTTGTGATAACCACCGTGATTTTTCTTTAATGCCGGAGCAACTGTGTTGTTTTCCGGTCTGTTCATTTTATATGGCATAACTTAATCTTTAAATTCCCACGGCAACTCTATATCGCCTTCAGGGTACATTTCACCTTCGTATTCTATATAACCATCTTTTCTAGGGTATGCACCGCCATCCCAGTAAACATAATTATCGTCGTAATCTACTCTACCGAGCTTCATGTGAACCATGTGTTTCATCTCGTGTTGTAGAACTCTGTTGTATTGCTCACTGTCTTTTTCAATATTGTCATTAATGTATATGACTCCTTCTTTGTGAGCTTCACCCATAATACCTTCTGGTAGCTCGGTAAACTCTACTCTGATACCACCTACAACATTGGATTTTCCACCTATGTTTAACTTGTTATCAGTATTACCTCGTTTGCTACCTAGTTTAAAAGCCATTATCTTGTTGGGTCTTTTATCATATCGTCAATAGCTTTATTATAAACTTTATCTGTATATGACTTATTATTGTAGAACACGCTTCGATCTGATACTGGCAAGTCTTCTTCTCCGAGTAAGATCCTGTATATTCTACTTATTAGCTGGCTGCATTTAAAAGAAGTTTTAAAAACGCTGTACTTAATCGTAGTTCGATTTCGATGACGCCACACCTCTATCCAGCCTAGCTTTCTTAGTTTGTCCCACCGGGTTTTATCCCAGCTCATGGTATAAGTACCATCTATAAATTCTTGTCTTGTAAAACGCTTCTTACAGTCTAAATATATTAAGAGCTCTAAGTCTGCGTCTGTTAACCCGTAAGTCTTACAGGCCCACTTCCTTGTGAGCCTGTAGTACTTAAGGATTTGTAATTCACGTAAATCGTGAGATGTTAATCGCATTTATTACGAAGCATCAACTATTGCAATCGAAGCGCAAGCTGTAATACCTGAATCAATAAATACACCGTTTTCACTGTCAGCTACAACAATCATAGGAGCGTTAATAGCATTAGCGCTAGCAATAGCTCCAGTAATAGCTTCAATAACTTCTTTGTGCTTACCAGAAGTAATAGTAAGTACAGCGTGAGCTGCATCTATACCTGAGTCAGCGTCATTTTCTTGACTAGACTCAAAATAAACTCTTAATTGAGTTGCTGTTGCCATCTCAAGGTGAGATAATTGATCAGCAGGAAAACACACTACTTCTTCAGTAGCAGCGTCAGAGTCAGCTGCTGCAGAAGCAAAATACAAAAATTTTTTCATTTTTAAAATTTTTAATGATTAATAATTAATTGATTGTGATTTTAAGTTTAAGGACTATGGTTTATAGTTTATGTTTAATCTACTAATACAATATCACTTGACTTTATAACAAAATAAAACTTACCGTCATATTCTATTACATGGCCAGCGTGTCTATCATACCACACCACATCCTCTTGTTTAATTACTTCTACTAGATTACCTATAGAAATAACTCTACCTTTGAAGTATCTGATCTCTTCGTCTCTAACTTCATCAAGTATAAGCCCACCTTTTGTTACAGGCTTTTCTTTTATACGATCTACTACTACGTAATGATTAACTGCTTTCATTTACTCGTACGTTTGAGATTACACAATCAGCAGAGATAATAGTAGATACTACGCTCACCGCGTTTTTTAAAGCAGATTTAGTTACAAGCACTGGATCTATGATACCAGATTTAACCATGTTAATACGTTCACTAGTTATAGCGTCTCTTCCATAACCTTCATGATCTACAGACTCTTTGTCTATAAATATACCAGCGTTAGCTAATATAGTATCAAAAGGAGCTCTAATAGCTTTGAGTAGTAATTCTTCACCGACATCGTCGGTCGAAATTTTTTGAGATGCATTAAGGAGGGCAACGCCGCCCCCTGGTACTATACCTTCTTTCAACGCAGCCTTTGTAGCATAAATCGCATCCTCGACCCTGTCTTTCTTTTCTTTAAGCTCAACTTTAGAGTTTGCCCCAACGCGGATAATTCCAACACTACCCGATAGCATAGACAATCTTTGTTCCAGCTTCTTTTTAATGAAACTATTTTTCTCATCTGCGATTTGTTTGTTTACTTGATCGATGCGTTCACCTATAGCTTCTACATCAACATCTAACGTTATAACAGTATTCTTATCATCTGTTTCTGCATAGTCAGCTTCACCAAGATGATCTGATGACATCATTTCTAAATCATCACCTAGCTCTTCGTTAAATAGAGTAGCACCTGTCATTATGGCTAGATCTTGACAAGTGTCGTTTCTAGTAGGGCCAAATCCTGGTAAGTCAATAATATTTACTTTAATATTACCTTTTACTTTGTTCATCAATAAAGATGATTTAACTTGTTGAGATACTGGCGCTACTATTAATAGTGATCTGTTCTGCTTGATAACATGCTCTAGTATATTCTGTATCTTACGCATGTTAGGTATCTCAGACGTGCATATCAACACTAGAGGATTATCTAACTCTGCTTTCTGCTTGTCAGTATTAGTAACAAAGTGTGGAGATGTTAGTGCGCAATCAAATTGTATACCATCTACAGTGTCTACGTAAGTTTCATCTGTGCCAGAACCTTCCATAAGCACAACACCGTCTTTACCTACAGACGTATAAGCTTCTGCTATAATCGTTCCAAGCTTTTTATCGTTGTTACAACTGATAGTAGCTACGTTGTTAAGCATGTCAGAGTCTACTTCTATTTTGATGGAGTCTAAATATTTCATGACTTTGTCTAGACCAGACTGCATACCTTGCTTTATTTCTCTAATTGTAGCTTTGTCCATAGAGTTATAGACATGTGTAAGTATTGATTCTGCTAAAACAGTGGCGGTAGTCGTACCATCACCCGCTTCACGCACTGTATTGCTAGCAGCTTCTTTAATAAGCGTAGCTCCGATGTTTTCTACAGGGTCAAATAACACTACTGACTGCGCCACAGTAACGCCATCTTTAGTAATTACCGGGTTACCTCGCGAATCTTCGTAAATTACGCACTTACCAGACGCACCGAGTGTAGATTTTACTGCTTTTGCTAGTTTGTTTACGCCAGAAATGACGCGATTTTTAGCCTCATCGCCAAAATTAAGGTCTTTGACGATCTCGCTAGGGAGATTGTATTCCATTATATTAAATTAAATTAAATTACTACTTATTTTTCAAAAGTTTTTACCACCTTAGGCCCTTTTGTAGCCTCTAGTTTCTTTTCAAAGTGCTCAATTGAGCCATCAATGGCTTTTTCTGCACCTTCTAAAGTTTCTCTGCGTGTAACGTCAGACCATTTTTCTGCGTCACCAGGGTGATTTACCTCTGTTTGGTAGTAACCGTTGGGTAATTGGGTAATTCTCCAGTTCTTTTTGTCTGCAAGGTGTTCCCATTGGCCCTTGGTTTTGTCGTTAATTTGTGGATTTCCGGTCCACGTACTAGTTTTGTAATACAAATACGTCATTTTGGTTTATGTATTGGTTAATAATTAGTTTACGGTAGTATAGTCACCTTAAATTCCCATGAATTTACCAAGCATACCGCCAAGTTTTGTTCCTTTCATCTTATCTACTGCTCCAGGAGCTATAGCCTGTGCTGCTTTACCTACTAATCCCATACCGAAAAGTTTTGTAGGTGAGCATCCTACGCCTGGTAGCTTCTTATATCTTGTTTGCTTGTTCTTTAATCCCATAATTTATTGTTTATCTCGTTCTATATTCATTTTATTTTGTGATAATCCGCTAGACGCTTGATCCATTGGATTAAACTTAGTATCTTCAGTAGGAGCGTAGTTAGGTTCTGGCATCGCTATTTTAATCTCTTCTGTCTTTTTCAAACAGCTAGATCTTTTACGCCTTTTACCATGCATTATTCTTTTAGTTCTCATCGCTTTCTTCTAAATGACATTGTTCTTTTGTTGAGCACATGATTTGGATTAGCGTACTTCAACTTATTTGTAGGAGCTGGATCAGGTGCTTCAGAAGCTTCTCTTACGCCGTCTCTCCAAGAGCCTTTATCTTTTACATACGAAGCCGTCACACTTGACTTAGACCCACCTTGTAAACCTTCACCGCTACCACCTTCTTTGCCAGGCTTGTTTTTAGTCTCCCATGATTTAGCAGACACGTTTAAGCTTCCTTTTTCTCCACCGTGCACTTTCTGAGGTAGATGTTTCATTGAATACTCAAAGAAACTTATATTCTTACCTCTTGAATTAGTTGCGTTTTTCTTGTATTTTTCATACAACTTTCGAGCTTTCTGCACTTTCTTTTCGTCTTGCATCCAGTCAAAGCTTGGGTTGCTTTCGCTAAACTGACTTAACAAAGTTCTGTCTTCGCTATTTGTAGTAACTGTTTCTGGATTAACGTTGAATAGTTGAGCTACTGTTACTGGATTTCCTCCTTGAGGAGCTTCTTGCTCTCCTGCTTGTGCAGAAGCTTGATCTGGCGTTTGAAAAGCAGGGTCTGTTATTTCAATTGGATTAGTAAATCCTTTTTCGTTACCCATGTGAGTTCCTTGATCAACGTAGAACTTACCGTCTTTTTCATATACGTCTAAGTTGTCAACTTGCTTTCCGTACATACTTGATAAGGTTTCTCGCTGTATGTCACTCATGTTTTCAAAATCAACCTTGTTTGCATCGTTGTAAAACCTATTAGACGCTTCTCTATTTTCTGCAATATCTACTTGCTCTTGACCTAAGTTTTTCTTAAACTCTTCTTCGCTTCCGTAGCTAGTGTTCTGTGCATACCAATCATCCGAAAGCTTAGTGTCATCTGAATCAAATTCAACATGTTTAGTTTTTCCTTCTACACCTGACATGTCATATATCATATCTTCTTCTTCTCCTTCTGTCTTTTTAAGAGCTGCTATGCGATCATTTACTGCGTCGTCTATCATCTTAGATAATGGTCCGCGATACATAGACATGCTTCTATTCTTTAGTCTTTTTGCCATATTTATTTTTCGTTAGGAAAAGGATTGTAAACTTTTTCTTTTAGCTTACGGTATCTTTTAGTATCAGTTTTGCCTTTAGCTTCAAGCTTTTTTAAACGCTTAATTTTTCTGAGTTGCTTGTTCTCTCTACGTACTTCCTTCTTATTGTCAGGGTCGTTGAAGAACAGAGGGCCATTCATTTTATATGTCATGACTATAGTATCACTTAAAAAAGTGCATTATAAATATAGGGGTATAGCGTAGCCCCACCTACCCCCTCCCCCTCCTCCCTCACAAAAGCCAAATCGTTTACCCGCCCCCGCCTTCATATTTTCATTTCGTTTCGTTTGCAAAGCGAATACGAGCGATTTTAGATAATATATATGTATAAACAAACAAATTAAATTCTATATTATGAAAACATTTTTCTCACATTTATTTCAAAACATTCAAATTATTGGAAACGAATTAGCAAAACAAAAAAGAAAATAATACAAACTAAATACTACTTTATACAGATAATATATATAACTAAAATAAATTAAATAACTAAATTAAATTAAACTATTATGAAATTAACTAAAAACAGATTTACTATTGCTAAATCACTAATCGGTCAAAATGCAATTATAACTTTCACAAACAAAAAAGGTGAAACATATACTTACGATCACGATGCAGTATATGCTGCTAATCAAGAAAAGTTTGAAACTATGAATTGCTTTCAACAATATGGAAATTACACTAACAGTAATAACTTACCAACGTTCGCAAGAGAGTTCACTGCTGAATAAACAGTGACACTTGCCTACTACTATACTCTACTTAATAACCTAATGTCACACTTTTATGATACATATAATACACGACTTAACAATACTAATAACACTCGGAGTTTTACTACAATATATTGAAACTATAATTGTAAGTGAAGAGAGTGAGCGGAATGACTCATAAACAAATTCATTCACTAAACAAAACAACTACTTTTACAAACTAAATACGTTACTAACTGGATAATATATACGACTATGCAAAATACAAATAAATACTCTAAAAAAAACACGCTGATTCTACAAACAGTATTTATTACTATTCAGCTAACAGCACTAATAATAATTTCTAACTTATAAAAAAATACTATTATGAATAAAACTAGATTACACAAAGAATTACTTAAGCAGCAGTTAATGAACTATGACTACTCAAATACACCAGTAGATAAATCAATACTTGTCGAGTTAGACTACAAACAAATTACTGTGTCTACTGAAGGTCCAAGTGGCTTTACTCACTGGAGAGCGTCAGGTGGTTCTATTGAAAACTTAGTAGAGTTAATGAATAAGCGAGCTGCTGAAAATCCTGACTATGATTTAATAATAGTTGATAAAGCATAACAAAATAAATACGATGCTTATTAGATAATATATACGAATTTAAACTATAAAAATAATATACTATGCACTTAAAAATTTCTAAATCAACTAACATTATCAAATTAAACAATAACACTTATATACCTTTTCAACTTCATCAGTTACCAGATTACTATCAAGAAATATCTCTAACTGACCAATTCAAAGCAAAAGGCTATGTTTATATAAATAAACTTGCACTAAAATCTTACAATGTTGATACTCATACTTTAAATAAAGATTTAAACTATAGACTAAAAAGATAAACAAAACAAATACGATTACTAATGGATAATATATATAAAGATATGCAAAAAACATTACAAAAATACAAACTACATTACTTGCACGCTAAACAATATGGCGATACAGATATACAAGTAACATATTTCAACAAGATACAAGACTTGTTAGCTCAAGAAATATACTCAGAGTTCGGTTATGATACTTGTAGTATGGTAGAAAAAGAAGAAATATTAACTAAAACTATTAACTTTTTAAATTAAATTATTATGTCAAATGTACTAGAAAAAAAGAGATTTGTAATCTCAAAAGCAATGGTTGGTAAAGAACTTGTTATTCAGTTCACCAACAAAAAAGGTGATGTCATCAAGTATGACCACGATGGTGTCTATGCTCTTAATCAAGAGAAATTAGAGACAATGGAGTGTTTCCAAAAATACGGTAACTATACTTCATCGAATAATATTCCGACTTGGGCTAAAGAAGCTCAGTTAGAAGACTAGTGTAAATGGTTGAGTGTGTGCAAATCTACTCGGTGGTTCGACTCCACCTACACTTCTAAAAATTACAATTATGAATAAAGAAAAAATTATAATCAAAGCACTAGATGGTGGTTGGTACAAACTAGAACTAACAGACAAGTATGGTACATACGTAGGTGTGTGCGAGCAAACGTTAGAAGACTGTATCAAATATGCAAAACATTATTTTGCAGGTGCCGACGAGCGTAAACGTAAAAATGACTCATGGGGTGAATGTGTTAAACAACTAGTTGAGGCAGACCGCAAAGCAGGTCGCTCATGGGAATAACAAATTAAATACGATTACTAATAGATAATATAATAAAATATAGATATGAAAATTACAATACAACAAATAGGTAAAACCTATATCGCTAATGATAGCGAAGAAGTAAAAGTAGTACACAATCACGACTCAATAATAAAAGTCGCAGGCGAATATTACAAGAATAAATTAACTAACGAGTGGATTAGTGAAGACGAATACTATGAATCACTCTGTCTAAAATTTGAAGAAGATGAATCAAACAAATACTATTAATCACGAAGAGTTCGACAAGTGGCTTGAAGAACTAATTGTTAAAAACGGAACTACAGAATTATGATGACTCCAATAGATTTAGCAGTGTATTTACTAATCTACTATTATTTAGTAGCACTAAAACGACATATTTATGAAGAATAACAAATTTATAGCAGCGGCAGTAGCAGCTACTCTCGCGCTAACCTCTTGCGAAAGCAGACAAGAGCAGTACGAGCAAGACTTGCTTGATGCTTGTAATGTCAAAATTATGAGCGATAACTACGTTAAAACTACCGCAATATCAAGTTGTACTGGTCTCGACACTAGTTTTACAGTTGATTTTGGCGTTGCTTATGTTGTAAACATAGCAAATCTACCAGGTATTGATGACGTTCGCTACGACGAGTATGAGTTTTATGCTATGCTAGATGGTAGAAAAGTAAAAGGCTTTCAAAACCTAAAAGACCAAGTGGGCAAGGTATCACAAGGTCTAATCGAAGGAAACATTAACATGCAACTTTCAGGTCACGACGACCTAGCGGTATACTTATTACACGAAAATATGTACAAAGCGCAGTTCTTTGTAGAAAATGGTGATGGTCAACTGTTCGAGTTGCAATTAAATGAAGTTTACTAATGAAAAAAATAACATTATCAGTTGCATTACTACTAGGTGGTTATGTAGCTAAAAGTCAAACAACAGAATACATAGACGTTACTACTAAAAGTATATTTGGTAGAAGCGAAATGGTATTGTACAACAATATCGTTGACTATGATGATTTAGAATATCTTTACATTGGAAAGTTTAATTCTAATTATCATTGGGTGAAATATACTGGAGCTAAAGATATTATTGTAACGCTAAACGATAGTCAAGGTGACAAACGTAGAATATGTACTCAGCAAGGTCAAGACGAAGCGGAGTGTAAACAATATGATGCTTTTGGCGAACAGTATAAATTTACAGCAAAACAAAAAGTATTTCAAATATGGATTTCAAAACCAAACGTAAAATAGTAATTATGAGAAAATTTAATCACACAGATTTAGCAATGATAGGTGGCTTGTTAGCGATGGTAGGCATGATAGCCTTCAACCTTATCACTCAAGGCGTATCTTATTAACAAAATAAATACGATTACCATTGGATAATATAATTGAATTTAATATGACAAAAGACTATTAACTATGGCAAATTATTGTAAATGTGGTGAACCCGTACACCCAGTTAGACAAAAATACGGGTATAAAACATGTGTGCCTTGTAGTGGCGTCGAGCGTGTAGCGTCAGCTCCAATCACTAACCACAAAACAGGTAACACAATACAAATAGTATCGCAAGCACAATCTATTGCGATAGCAAAGGCAAGTCGTCGTAAAGGTTACGGCACATGTCTTAGATAAAATATAGCCCAAGTACAAGGTGAACAGTAAATCTATGGTAATGTGGGAAGATGTTACTACGTAGCACTAGACGTTGAAGATGAGTACATCGGAGTTGATAGAACGTTCGTAACAACTAAACAAAAATAGAGCCTTGTCGCTACAACCGCAACCCGGCCCACCGGAAATCGGTAGCTAGCAACGTTGGTTAATTGGTGGTTCGACTCCACCCTTGGGCACAATAATATACGAGCGTGGCGCGTGAGATGTGTAGACGTGTGGGTCCGAAAGGAAACGAAAGTCATCTTACTCACTTGGCCACCTCGTTTTAAACAAGCTAGGTATAGGAGTACGGTATGAATCAGTAGACGTTTTCACGAGCTGGTTTACCAGAAGGTACAACTGACGAGTTTGAGGTTCGATTCCTCACTAGCTACTAAAATTAAAAACTATGATTATATTAACAGTATTAGATTACGGTGACGGACTAGTATATCAGTACACTATAGAAGCCGACAGATTATTAGACGTAGACGACTTTGAAGACGCTATAATAAATCAAGGTCATAGACTAGCAGACTGTCACTGGATGTCGCATAGCGATGACACTATAACTAAAATTAAAATTGAATTATGAAAAACACTAATGAAATAGAAAAGCAACTCGGGCGTAAAGCTGATGCTTACCTTGAACAAAAAGCAAATGAAATGTACGCTATTCATAAAGAGATAGCTGAATTTACAGGTACAAGTACTAACTTTATAGACTACATTACTCACTTTAATAGTTACGATTCAGCAGCACCTGAAAATAAAAGTAACCATACAGCTTACTGTGATGCACATCAAACAAAGAAAAAGTACAGGTTAGAACTAGAGATGAACTACAAAAAAAGACTTGTAGCTAAATACACAAAAGAATTATTAACTAAACTAGATATATTTGAATAATATGGAGTATATGTCAACAGAAATCAGGTCAGCTAGAGAAGCTATGACCATCTTCAAGATACTAGGTATCAAAGAGATTACAACAGAGCGTCAACGTAAAAACGGTACGCAAGTATTTGAATTACCAATACAGCAAATGTATCAAAGTTTAATACCAAAACCTTTACGTTTTGCTACTTACAAAGCAGGTTACGTTAGAAATGTGAGCGAGTACAACTCAAGTCCTTACCAAATTAACAAAACTAAAAAGCAACCAGCGGGTACAAACGGTTATCATTTTGAGCATGTAGAGCGTATACTTATACCAAACTGGGAAGAGCGATTAATATACTTAGCTAAGTTTATTATCAAAAACTACTATCAAAAGCCTACATACTTAATTAACGACTATGTTATTGAGTGTTTAAAAGAGGCTTATTTAAGAGATTATAACAATCAGCCAAGTAACAGATTGCCATTTGGTGATATTGTAGACCCAGAATCTACGCCAGTAGACGACATTAAAGTAATTATTAACGGACAAAGATACAATTTATCATGAGCGCATTTTACAAAGACACAAGATTTAACGGCAAACTAGTTAGACTAGAAGACGTTATAGATGAAATATACAATAGAGCGTTAGAAACTATAGATGAGGGCTTATACGAGCTCTTAGAAAACAAAGATGACGACGAGTTCTACATGGATTACAAAGAAGCTTTCCCTCTTATAGTAGAAAAGCTACAAAAGTTTCATGACTTAGAAGACTAATACAAAACAAATACGAACACTAACGGATAATATAATAAACCAATTAAATAAACCATTATGACTACAACAGAATTACAAGCAAAGATCGAAGCTTTGCAAGCAGCTTTTGACACCAAAGTACAAGAGCAAAATGCGTATCGAAGTCAAATCGATGCACTTAAAAAACAACTAACAGACTTAAACAAGCCAAAGCTTACAATGGCACAGTTTGACGAGCTAACAGAAAGCGTTGAGTATGGTATTGGCAATTTCGATTTCAGTGACACTGACAACTACAGTATTGACTTTGGTCTTGACTACGACGGCAGGGTACATTGTGAGTCTTTTGAATTTGACAATGCTGATGAGTTAGCTAGAGAAATATGCGAAAAATTATACACAATGTTCGCTGAAGCTAATGAAGATACTAACGAAGAAAACCAAGACTAATATGAGTACATTATATGACAAACTCAAACCGGAGTATAAACAAATACTAGAAAAAGAAGCAGTCGCATACCCATCGCTAGTCGGCAGTGTAATTAGCTCTTTGAAAGACAACTACTTGTGGTCACACTTAACTATTGGCCAAGCAAAAGATCTTATACAATTTACAGACAAAAGCTACGGCGGCCTGTCTAGTTACGACTGGTCTTTTGGTGAAACATTTTTTATTGCAGATGAATAGTCCATGGGAAATTATGAGACCTAAGCTCAAGGAGTTAGGGTACTCAGATGAACAAATAGATGAAATGACACTAGCAGAATTATTCGAGTTATGCGAAGACTAATATACGATATGTATTACAGAGACGAGATCTCTATGGACATAGCAATGAGATTACTAGATAAATTAACAGAACTTTCAAATAAAAAAAGAAGATGACAAAAGTAGAATTACCAAAATGGTTCAAAGGTCAAGTCTATGACGAAGGAGCCGAAGTAACTAACCGTTTCGGCGGTGACAGTTGCTACCTAAATGCAGAAGAATTAAGTATGTATGACTTCGTTATCGGCGCAAGTAATATGTGCGAAATGGGTATGCATCACGATACACTAGTAACAGACTTACGCAAAGGTCTTGACTGGTTTAGAAAAAACAATGCAAGCGCTTATATGATATTACTAGACTAATATGTACGCAGCGCTATTTTTAACCTACGTTCTGTACGAGTGCTACAGAATGTCTAAATCACAATATAAATAATATGAATATAACAAAAGAACAAGTAGAAAATTACATTAGGCAAGAGTTAAACTCTAAGCCAAGACACAACTGTATGGCGTTAGCAGAAGCTATCAACCATATAGCAGATGAAGTTGATTACGACTCATTTGCACTTATGCAGTTATTACTACAAAATAAACCAATAGATGCTTTGCATACACACAGCTACGGCTTTCATACCGCTAACGGTAGATCGCTGATCGAAGGTATGCAGAATGCTTATTACGAAGAAGTACAGTTTTATGTCGACTAGAGCACAAGTTAGATTTGCTACACGTGAAGAAGGAGTAACGTTTAGCGAGCATCCAGAAAAATTTCACGCGCAGTTTTATAAGCATCACGACGGTTATCCCGAAGGATTAGGTGTAGATTTAGCTACAACTTTGCTAGGCGGCAATAGCGCTGATGCTGTACCTTTAGAAATAGACAGTCTAGATACAAATCGTAGTGATGTAGAGTTTATATATTATATATGGCAGGCTCCATTAAAAACAACTTGGATAAGTATATTTGAGACTAGACCTTGGCAAGACGAAGAAGACGAGTGTATATTTGTTGGTGAGCCAAGTAATCTTATAGATAAATACAAACTAAATACGAACGCTAATGGATAATATGAACGACGAAACATTAAATAAGCTAGTTTTAATGCTAGCAGATGAAATGACTAAAAGAATTTATGGCATATCAAAACAAGAAAATAGAGATGATTTAGTTTTTTATGCAGATGAAGATGAAGATCATTGTTTAGGTGAGTTAGCTAGGCTAATGACACTATCTGCGCTTTATGAAGAACGCGAAGAATATGAAAAATGTGCCGCTATAAAAAAGCATATTGATAAAATAAACCTTATATTAGATAAATTATGATGAGAAAAAAACCAATGCTAGCATACCCTGTTAGCGATAAACCAATAGATTATACCAAACCTGTATTTATGCAACCAAAGCTTGACGGCGTACGTTGTCTTATACAACAAGAATTTCACAAAGATGGAGATAAAGTCGTAGCATATTCACGTACAGGTAAACAGTGGCTAAATATTGACCACATATTACAAAGTCTAAAGCCATTCTTTGCAGGCAATCCTGATGTTATACTCGACGGCGAGCTATACAACCACGCGTTACGCGATGACTTCGAAAAGATTATATCTTGTGTGCGTAAACAAAAGCCAACTCCTATGGACAGAGCTGAGTCGCGCAAGCTTGTACAGTTTCACTGCTACGATATTGTAGATGAGTCATTATTATTTGCTGATCGTATACAGTGGCTACAAACAAATCTAAAGCCAACATACGGTATTAAAATAGTTCAAACAACTAAAGGTATATGTAGTAACGATCAAGCTAATGCTTTTCAAGATCTTAATCTAAAAGCTGGCTACGAAGGCTCTATACTACGTCTTAATACTGAATATCAATGTAAGCGTTCACATAGCTTACGTAAGTTCAAAGACTTTCACGATGCTGAAGCTACAATCACTGACTGGGTTGAAGGTAAAGGCAAACGTAAAGGCACAATCGGTAAGTTCATGGCTATCGATGCTGATGGCAACGAGTTCGGTATGCCAGTTATGGACAATTTCAAAAAGTTACAAACAATGTTCAAAGAAATGCAATCATGGGTTGGCAAAGAAGCTACGTTCACATACTTCGAGCGTACAAAAGCTAATAGTTACAGGCATCCATTATTTAAAGCAATACGTGATTATGAATAAAAAACTAAAAAACCGCATTAAAGAGTTTAATAAAATTAAATATCCTAATGATAATTCTAAAAGAATTATTATAGCATCGTTAAAACCGGCTGTGACAGCAGCCTCTAAGAATAAATAGTAGCAGGCTTATGTCACAAAGAAACCTAACATACCTCAACAATAAGCGTATGATATATAGACGCCACCCAGTATCTGATAAACCAGATATTGAAACTAAAGAGTTTATGTATTATAAAGACGGTACACATCAATGCTACGAGCTATTTAGATCGTCAGCAAAGATTACTACGTATCGATCGCTGAAATGGCATTTGCTTGTATTATGGTATTTAAATCCTAACCTTACACCAGACGACTTTACAGCTCTAGCAGAATATATAGTACACAAGCCAAATGGCTTTGTAAGTTTCAACGTATCAGAACGTTTACTAGACAAAGTTGTATATGAGGTTAGCATGTCTGATCTTGACAGACCACCAAAAAACAAGTTACGTAAAGTAATATTTAAACCGTTCACTGGCTTGACAAAAGAACAAAAATTATCTATTGTAGGTCAGCTAATAGGTCAAAGCCCTAGGATATGTTCTGATGATGTATATGCATGTATGATAGATATGCATGACAACAAACAAAAGATAACGATACGTAAGCTCTCTGAGCTTTTAGACGTGTCTAGTCGTACAGTATATCGCGTCATGTGTGATGACTTACGTAGAGAAAAAGAATTACTAAACATTGAACTAAAAAAGATATATGAAAAAGTATAATCAAAATAATTTTAGTAGATACAAACAAGATGTTAAAGCGTCACAACCAAAAACAAAACCATTTAATGAATATACTAGAGATGAACTTATTATTAAGTTTTTACCTCTTGTAGAAAATATAGCTCGCAAGTTTAAAGACAGCGATGCTGCCAATGGCGTTGTATCTTTATCTGATCGTATACAATTTGGCCACATAGGCTTAATAAAAGCTGTAGATAAAATAGTATGGAAGCAGATCTTAACATCAAAAGATCCTGAGCGTACAATAAAGTCCTATTTAGCTAAACGTATACGTGGTGCTATTAGACGCGCTACCGATGCTAACCGTAGTGGTATGCGTATACCTGAGCATAAACTAAATGAAATACGTGGTGACTTTGAAAACTATAAAAACTCAGAGTTATATTTTAACTCTATATTTTCAAGTATAGATGCTACAGTAGGTGATGAAGAAAGTATGGTAATGCAAATACCTGACGAGTCTGAAGATCCTATGAAAAAAGAAAATTTAAGCTACAAGCTTAGAAATGTAATGCTAAAGCACTTAACTGAAAAAGAATATCATGTAATAAGATTAAGTTATGGAATTAACTGTGACAAACAGTCTGCAAAAGAAATAGCGCAGTATTTAGACATGAACGGCGTTAGTTCTTATGTGCGTGTTTCGCAGCTAAAAAAGCAAGCTATTAACAAGCTTAAACAAGTGCTAGACCACTCGCAAGTGGTTGACTACCTGTAAGTTATATCATTAAATATGATATTTCTTGTGTAATTATATATATAACTAAACCATATACCAAATGATAGAATTAACCAAAAAACTAGCTGATGTTCAGACTAAGTTAAAAGCAAAAAAGTCTTCGTACAATAGCTTTGGGAAATACTACTTTCGTAAAGCTGAAGACATTCTAGAAGGCGTTAAGCCATTTTTATTACAACACAATATTTATGTTACAGTATCAGAAGAGCTAATAGCTGCAGAGCCTATGCCCATGATACAAACAACCGCTACGATAAGTGACGGTAAAGATTCAATACACGCTACAGCTGTAGTTGGTGTTGATCTTCAACAAAAAGGTATGCAGACTGCTCAACAGTTTGGCGCAGCCTCTACCTATGCTAAAAAGTATGCTCTCGGTAATTTATTCTTAATTGATGATACTGAAGACGCTGACGCTACAAATACTCACGGTAAAGCTAAACAAGTTACAGAAAAGCCAAAAGCTAAGATAACAAAAGAGCAAATGAATAAAGCTATTGAGTTTGTAAAAGGCGGCGGATCAGTTGATGCTATTAAAAAGAAATATGAATTAACGCCAACGCAAATTAAACAACTAGCGTAATGACAAAAGAAATTTACAATAAACTAAGAGACGACGAACACTACTACGGTGACTTTGGTAAACAGTTTCTAAGCAATTCGGATATATCAACGTTGTTGAAAAATCCTAAAGACTTGCATAAGCCAAGACCTAGTAGCCCCGCGTTTTTAGTTGGCGGTTATTTTCATACCGCAATACTTGAGCCTGACAAGCTAAACAGGTTTAAAATAGTCGATGCTACAACTCGTAATACTAAAGCGTACAAAGAAATATCTGACGGCGAGCTGTGTTTATTGCAGCACGAGGTTGATAAGACTGTACTTATGACTGAAGCTGTTATGGACAATGATGTTTGTAGAGACTTAATTAAACCAGTATTAAATGAAGTAGAATATGAAGAGCCACGTGTTGGCAAAATCCACGGTCAAATGTGGAAAGGTAAAGCAGACATAATTAACCACGAAGAAAAACTTGTTATCGACCTAAAGACAACTAGCGATATTGATAGGTTCCAATGGTCTGCTAGCAAGTACAACTATGATAGTCAAGCCTTCATATACTCAACCCTGTTTGGATACGAAATGCTATTCATTGTAATCGACAAAGAAACTCGTCAAATAGGTTTATTCGATTGTTCACCAGAGTTTTATAAACGAGGTGAAGACAAAGTGCGCAAAGCTTGTGATGCGTACGAGCTGTTCTATAAAACAGATAATTTTGATCATAAGCAACATTTATTAACTAAAACCCTATAAACCAATGCCTAGAACTAAAACTAGAGTATGCGATGTAACAGGAATGAAAACATCTGAAAAGAATTTTTATGCAAACCAAAGCCACGTTAAAGCAGTAGACAACCTGCGGAGATCTGGCGGTGCAACAAAAGATCAATTAAAAAGAATGTTTAACCAATTAAATAATTACTAAATGGCAAGTATTATTAAAACAAGTATCAACCTCAACGATATACCGAAAGACAAAATCTATGTCGGTAAAAAAGGTAAGTATTTACCAATAACTATTACGCTTAACGACGAGCCTGATCAGTTTGGTAATCAAGGCCCAGTTGTTGTTGAACAAACAAAAGAAGAGCGTGATGCTAAGGCGCCGAAGACATACCTTGGCAATGTTAAAGTTGTGTGGACTAACGGTACAAACGTTGACACTGCACCACGAAACGATCAACCAGCTGCACCAGCGCCTGCAGTTGAAGAAGATTTACCGTTTTAATAGATGAACGTACAGGATAAAGAGATCAATGGATTTTTGATTGATGAGTTCAATCAACACGGCCTAGAAGTTGGGAAGACGCAGGGTGTATGCCCTACGTGTTCTCACACTAGGAAACCTGAAAATAAGAAAGCTAAATGCGCTTCTTACGACTGGGAACGTGGTCTTGGTACCTGTCATAACTGCAATACTAGTTTTCAACTTCACACTTATAAGCGTAAAGGAAACAGCGAAAAGGTTTATGTTAAGCCTGAGCCTGCCTCTACTTATCGTATAAGTGAAAAAGTTGAAGACTGGTTTAAAGAACGTGGTATATCATCAGCTTCCCTTCGTGACTTAAAAGTTACCACAGGTGAAGAATATATGCCACAGACAGGTAAATCTGAGAATACAATTCAATTTAACTATTACATAAGCGATCAACTCATAAACGTTAAATACCGTGATGGCCGTAAGAATTTTAAACTGTACAAAGGTGCAGAAAAAATATTTTACAACATCAATAGTATTATTGGTTATGACGCTTGTGTCATAGTTGAAGGCGAAATGGATGTGCTTGCAATGCACGAAGCGGGAGTTAAAAACGTTATATCAGTACCTAACGGTGCTACGTTAAACTCAAACAACCTTGATTATTTAGATAATTGCATAGACTATTTTGATGACAAAGAAAAGATTATATTAGCAGTTGATGCTGATGAACCTGGCCAAGCGCTAAAACAAGAGTTTATTCGTAGGCTCGGTGCTGAGGTTTGTTATCTAGTCGATTTCGAGGACTGTAAAGACGCAAACGATTATTTAGTTAAGTACGGAGCTGAAAAGCTTAGAGATGTAATTGATAACGTTAGGCCTGTACCTCTTGAGGGTGTGTCTACATTAAAAGATATAGAAGATGAGCTTAAAGATTTTGTTAAAAACGGCTTTAAACCCGGCTTTCAAATCGGACTTAAAAACTTTGATAGTATTTTCTCTACTTACACCGGTCAGTTTATTACTGTTACCGGCGTACCTAGTAGCGGAAAGTCTGACTTTGTTGACCAGATGGTTGTGGGCTATAATCAACTATACGGTTGGAAAACTGCGTATGCTAGTCCAGAAAACCAACCAGTGTATTTACACGCGCACAAGTTAATGCGTAAACATTGGCAAGATATGCCAGCTGTAGGCGATATTGGCGGTGATAAATGGGAACAAGTTACTGATCATGTTAATGACAACTATTTCTTTATTGATATGGATAAATACAATTTAGAAGCGGTGTTACGTAAAGGCGCTGAGCTTGTTAAACGTAAAGGTATTAAATGTTTAGTTCTTGATCCATTTAATAAGATTAGAGATGTTAATGCACACTCAGATGACGTTAACCGTTATACAATGGATTATCTAGCTAAAATCGAAGCTTTCTGTAAAAAGTATGATGTACTAACATTTATTGTTGCACACCCTACTAAAATGTACAAAGGCCAAGATGGTAAGATGGAAGAGCCAACGATGTATAACATTAAAGGCGGTGGTGAGTGGTACGATGCTAGTTATCATGGTTTACTAGTTCACAGAGATTACGATGCTAAAACAACTAAGGTTAAAGTGCTTAAAGTTAAGTTCCAAAACCTCGGTGAAAACGGAGCTGAGTCTTTCTTTACATGGGAGCCACGCTCTGGTAGCTTTGTACCACACGTTGGCACCGAAGCTGAGACTGAACCAATGCCCTGGGAGTGATGGCAAAGAGAAGACCTTTTAAACCAGGCTTCCGACCTCTTTCAAAATTAGAATCTAAAATGATACAGTGGTGTATTGACAATAGCATAGCTTGTTGTGTTGTACACAGTCAAGGCTTTTCAGGCCCTGGCGAAGAGTTCTGCGTTGAGATAATAATCAATGGTAAATCAAATTTTAGCCCTAACTTTAAGAAGCAGGAAGTATTAGAAAAACAAATCGAATATTATAAATACTACTATGACAAATACAATAAGAATACTAAATAACAAAACGGTAATGTTAACTAGAAACGGTAAAACATTTATGCTGTCGGAAATTAAAAATCCTAACGCAGTAAAAGTATGGTATACAATAAATGGAAAACACTATGCATAGTTTTAAAACAGCTAACGATGCTTTTCATGATTTATACTGGCGTCTTGTACGCGACGGTGTAGACTTTGCTGGAACTAAAGCATTATTTAATGCTGGTTTTTATATTGAAAACCCTGCTTTAAATGATATTAAAGACAGTAAAGTTAAGCGCAATTGGTCTATTGAATATGCTGAAGCCGAATGGCAGTGGTATCTTTCAGGTCAACCATACATTCAAAAGCTAGGAGACATATATGGTAAAGTACCTGCTATATGGAAACGTATGGCTAACGATCAAGGCTTTGTTAATTCTAACTACGGTTATCAATGGGATAGAGAAGATCAATTGTCTAATGTTATTAGTATGTTAAGACAAAACCCTGACACTAGGCAAGCTGCAATATCTATATTTGATGGCAAAGAAAGACAGTTATATAATAATGATACTCCATGTACATACGCTGTACAGTTTACAATATTGCATGGCAAGCTTGATATGTCTGTTCTAATGCGATCTAATGATCTCTGGTACGGTTTCTGTAATGATCAGTATCAGTTTTCAAACTTACAAATGCTAGTTGCTCACGAGTTAAATATACCAGTTGGCGTATATTACCACTATGCACACAATTTGCACTTGTACAACGACAAATTACCAGAAGATAAAACTAGAAACTACCACTTATGATGTATGCTATTTATCACATACCCGGTGTTAAAATCGGTGTAACAAATAACATTAAACACAGGGTTGAAGAACAACAAGGATACGACGTTGGCGAGTATGAAATACTAGAAATGTCTGACGATATAGATTATATATCTAAGCGTGAACTGTATTTGCAAGAGCGCCACGGCTATAGAGTTGATCGACAGCTTTATAAAGATTTATTTAATAACAATTTTATAGAATTAAACAATATGGATATAAATGTAACTGAAATGACCACAACTTTTCCTTGCCCGGTCAATAAACTAAAAGGCAGACTTATGGATAACCTCGGTAAGTCTTGGGAAACAATCGCTGGCCCTGTTATGGTAACAGAGTCTTCAATACGATGGATAATGGATAACGTTAAATCATCACAGTATACTAGTGATCGATGCTATGTGTATAATAAAGCTTTTGCTAGATGGTTTGACAACAACGACCCTCATAGAGATACAATTAAATTCACCAGCTGTAGTACAGCGTGCGATGATTGTGGTGAAGAAATATTTGACTGTATTAGAGCTTGGGCTAACGAAAGAGGCTTGTACGATAAAGGCGATCCTAAAACACAGTACATTAAGTTAATGGAAGAGACTGGTGAGATCGGTAGAGCTATACTTAAAAATGACACTGAACAAATTATTGATGGTATTGGCGACGCTGTAGTTGTATTAACTAACTTGGCTGAGCTATGCGGCGTGCCTATTGAAGAGTGTATACAAGAAGCTTACAACGTTATTAGTAAGCGTACAGGTAAAATGGTTAACGGAACATTTGTAAAAGATAATTAATATGAGCGACAGAGAAATAATGGACGGTAAAAACGGTATAGCTGCAAGAAAGTCTTACGGCTTTAGAGATCCAGTAGTTAAAAACGTAGTTGATAAGTTTGTTGAAAGGTCTAATGTTGGCTACACTAAGTATGGTCAATCATTGCACGATGAAAGATCATCTGGTGTTAAAGACTTATCTGCATACTTAAACGATATACAAGAAGAGTTAATGGATGCTATCTTATATATTCAGGCTGCGCGCGAAGAACTACGTGATTTATCAGAAGAAGCTTTAATACAAAGATTTAATGATGAAGAAGAGATCTAAAAAACGTGGACCTGTACGAGCTAAGAAGGTCGTAGTTGATGGTATACAGTTTGCATCAGGGCTAGAGCGATATATGTATCTAGCCCTGAAAAAAGCTAAGCTAAAAGCTAGATACGAAGGCGAGACTTATGTAATACAAGAAGGCTTTGAGTTTAACCAAAGCTGTTATGAAAAACAGTCTAATGGTAAAGGTGAATATAAAGATCGTGGTAACAAGAAAATACTACCAGTAAAGTACACGCCTGATTTTATCGGCAAAGACTTTATTATCGAGTGTAAAGGCCGTGCTAACGAAAGTTTTCCAATGCGATGGAAAATGTTTAAAAAGTACGTAAAAGAGAATTTACCTCGTGTAACTTTATATAAACCCCAAAATCAAAAAGACTGTGATGAAACTATTAATTTAATACTAAAATCACAATGAAAGATAATTGGGAATTAAGCTTTGGAACTTTTCCAGGCTTATTGTTCGGCATGAGAACATACAGAGAAGAACTAAGAGACAATCATGTAATATATCTAGGTTTCTTAGACATTTGTTTAACTATTTATAAAAACTAATTAATGAATAATATACTATCAGATATTACTGTGCACATGAAGTATGCTAAGTTTATGCCCGAGCTTAATCGTAGAGAGACTTGGGCAGAGCTTGTAGATCGTAATGTAGCAATGCACAAAAAGAAATACCCTAACCTAATAGACCAAATAGATGAAGCATATAAGTTTGTGTATAATAAAAAAGTTTTACCAAGTATGCGATCGTTGCAGTTTGCAGGTAAGCCTATTGAAATATCCCCTAATCGCTTATACAACTGTAGTTATTTGCCTGCTGATAGTGTCGACGCTTTTAATGAAATAATGTTTTTACTTTTGTCTGGCTGTGGTGTAGGCTACTCAGTACAACAACACCACATTAAAAAGCTACCGGCTATTATTAAGCCGTTTGACAAACGTAGTAGACGATTTGTTATTGGCGATAGTATTGAAGGCTGGTCTGATGCTGTTAAAGTTTTAGTTAAGTCTTATCTTGGTGATAAGCGTACGTCAAAAATAAACTTTGATTATACAGACATAAGACCTAAAGGTGCAAGACTTGTAACGTCTGGTGGTAAAGCACCAGGCCCACAGCCATTAAAAGAATGTTTAATAAAAATAGAAGGTATACTAAATGCGAAAGAAGACGGATCGACTCTCAGCTCTATTGAGACTCACGATATTATTTGTCATATTGCTGATGCTGTCCTTGCTGGCGGCATAAGACGTGCGGCTTTAATAGCATTATTTACAGCAACTGATGATGATATGATAAGCTGTAAGTCAGGTAACTGGTGGGAAACAGATCCACAACGTGGTCGTGCTAATAACTCAGCTGTACTTATGAGACATAAAATAACTAAAGAGTTTTTTATGGATTTATGGAAACGTGTTGAACTGTCTGGTGCAGGCGAACCTGGTATATACTTAAACAACGACAAAGACTGGGGTACAAACCCGTGTTGTGAAATAGCTTTGCGTCCGTTTCAGTTCTGTAACTTATGTGAGGTTAATGTATCTGATCTTGAAAGTCAAGATGATTTAAACGCTAGAGTTAAAGCTGCAGCATTTATAGGTACACTACAAGCTAGTTATACTGACTTTCATTATCTAAGAGAAATATGGAGAGAGACAACAGAAAAAGACGCGCTTATCGGTGTGTCAATGACAGGAATAGGGAGTGCCGCTGTGCTCCAGCTGGATATGAAGGCAGCTGCAAGTATAGTGAAAAGAGAAAACACGAGAGTAGCAAAGCTACTAAATATAAATCCAAGCGCTAGATGTACAACTGTAAAACCTGCAGGGACAACTTCTCTAGTGCTAGGAACATCTTCGGGTATTCATGCATGGCATAATGATTATTATGTACGTAGGATGCGCGTAGGAAAGAACGAGGCTATATATACGTATCTAAATAATAATCACCCTGATTTAATTGAAGATGAATATTTTAGACCTCATGATACAGCCGTTATATCTGTACCACAAAAAGCACCTGACAACTCTATACTTAGAACTGAGTCACCGTTTGATACACTTGAACGTGTTAAACGTGTAGCTACTGAGTGGGTTAAGCCAGGTCACCGAAAAGGTAGTAACACACACAACGTGTCTGCAACAATATCGTTGAAAGATAATGAGTGGGAAGCTGCTGGTGAGTGGATGTGGTTAAATAAAGATTATTACAACGGTTTATCTGTATTGCCTTATAATGGAGGTACATACACGCAGGCTCCGTTTGAAGACATTGACGAAGCTAAGTTTATTGAAATGTCTAAAGTGTTATCTAATGTAGACTTAACCAAGGTGGTTGAGCTAGATGACAACACAGATCTATCAGGCGAGCTTGCTTGTGCTGGTGGAAACTGTGAAGTAGTTTAATTTAATTTAATATTTATTATGAACGAAGTAACAAAATTGTACAATCAAATGCTAGTTAACCTTGAAAAAGGTATTGAAGACTTAGAAAAGTTTAACCACGGAAATAAGTCTGCTGGAACTAGAGTAAGAAAGAACATGCAAGATGTTAAGAACTTAGCCCAACAAGTTAGGACTGAAGTTCAAGAAATGAAAAATGCAGTTGCTGCATAAAACAAAAGGGGCTTCGGCCCCTTTATTTTTCTCCACACTTTTTACTTGGGTTACCAACTTGTACCCAGTTTTCTTTTTTAAACCAGTCTCTTAGTGTAGCTCCTTTTTTTCTAGCGCCTTTAACAAAGGACTTACTAGATCTTTTATACTTACCGCCTTTAGCCGCCTTACGTTTAGCTCTAACAACTCTAGATCTTTCAGACTTGCTCATGCGTCGAACTTTAGAAGCTGGCAGACATACTTTTTTAGTGCCTCCGCCTTTAACTTTACTTCTTTTTTTAGTAGGAGGTTCGTGTGTATATCCTTTTTCACCAAGATCTACGTGCTCTTTGTGGGTTTCAGCTACTACTTTTTTACCTGTATCAGGTTCGTACATGTCATGAGCCTTAAAGCCCTTCATCTTAAAAGCCATTATTTCTTTTTTTCATCTTTGCCTAAACGTTTTCTAACTATGTTCATAGTTGTCTTCATTTTTTTAGCGTAGCTAGGGTTTTTACCTCTATTAAATACAACCTGCTGGTTTAAGCTACTAATAATTTTAGACAAATTACCTTTTCTAGTCTTAATCATCCAACTAGCTAAACCTGATGCTGATAAGCTTTTAAATTTACCCTTAGCGTCAGGCGCGTCAGAGTGTTTAAACTTACCCATGCGTTTAGGTAAGGCGCCTTGTAGCTTTTTAGCTTGACCAGCATGAGTCTTACTAGCTTTTTTAAGCTCAGATATAACTTCTTTTATTGTGTTATTTTTTAATTTAAAAAACATTACTTCTTCTTTTTGCCACCACCAAACTTACTAGGTCCACCAGCTCTAGTACAGCGAACACCCCAGCCAGAAGCATAAGCGCTAGGCCAAACTTTGAATTTACGTTTAGCAGCTGCTTTGCAAGCTCCACTAATTTTTTTTAAAGAGCTATTACTTGGTGTTATATTATATTCTGCCATTATTTTCTACGTTTTTTACCACAGCTTCTCTTGTTCATGCCTGATGGCTTTATGTAATGCTTGCTTTTAGGATCATCAAAAGCGCTATTGTCTTCGCTATATCCTTTAGCAAACATCTCAGTAGCCATAACATCTTGAGCACTTCTACTTCTATCAGCTCGTCTTCTTTTACGCGCAGCTCTTCTAGCTAAACGTCTAGCTCTTCTTTCATTACCTTCGTTTGCGGCTTCAGCTGTTCTTAGCTCTAATTCTTCTGCTTTTTTATACTTACGAGATGTTCTTCCTCTAGTAAACTCAGAAGCTCTACCTCTAGGTTCACCAATAGCGTCAAGACCTGCTTTACTTTTTTCATCGTCAGCGGTGTATTTTTTTGCCATGCTATTTTCATGAACCTTTCTCATCGACGTACCATAATTTAACATGCCACTCCTGTCGTTCATTGGCATTCCTTTGTTATCCATGATAGCCTTTGTGAAGTTTTTATTAAGCTCACCGGCTTCAGCTTTTTGCTCTAGCTCTTTAGTAAACCCCATTGGAGTATAGTTTTTCTTAAAACAGTGTGACTTTAAAGGTCCTCTGTTCATTCGTAAACCACCTTTTGATTTACCAGTTTTACAAAATGAGTTTTTGTATGCCATAATTATTTATTTAACAGTTCCATCTGCGTCTAGCAGCTTTACCTCTTTTACTTTTCCAACCTTTTGATCTAGCGCAAAATGATTTTCTACGCTTAGCAGCTTTGCTACCTGGTTTTAGTTTTGATGGTGGTGTTGTTACAGCGGTTTTAAGTTTACTTCCTGGGTTCTTGCGTCTATATTCTTTAACGCCTTTTTCAGTCATACCCCCACCAGCTTTACCGCCAGTGCCAGTAGACTTTGCTTTATTAAAGTTTTTACCAGGACCTATAGTTTTTCTAACGTCTGGTTTTCTTTTTCTTTTCCTCTTGTTTAGAGGTGATTCCATTATAAACGCCATACTAATAATCTATAAATATATTATAAAGCTTATCTGTGGCTGTAGCCCTAATCAAAAGAGTGTAATCATCTCCTTCTAAAGCTCCTGTTATAGCAGTGCTATCTATAAGCCCTGTAAAGTCTAATCCTTCTATACATAAGGTTACACCTGTTGGGATTTTTATAGCCTGTAGTACGTTTACACCTTCTGTTAAACTAGTTGCGCCAGCGCTGTTGGATTTTCCTACAGCTAAGTCAATGCTGATAGCTTCACTGTCGGCATTAGCTACAAGCAGTTTCTTAAATACTATGCATTTTAAATCTACAAATTGATTCGTGTTGCTGTCTATGTCGAGTAATAGTGATGCCATATTATTCTGCGTTTTGTGCTTCTGTTAATTCATCTAGCTTTTCTATAATTTTTTTTAGTATAGCTACAACATCTTGGTAATCACCACTAAGCATTGATTCTTCTATATCTGCCGACATATCTGTCAGCTCTTGTGTCATTGTTTTTATATCTGCCATTACGGTAATAATGTTTTAAGAACTAAAGTACAGTTCCACTGCACGGTTCTTGAATTACTAGATACACTTCCTATCAAAGGAAATATTACATGCCCAGCTGACATAGAGTGATTAGCTGATAAATAATCTGCTCTAACAGGTCTTTGACTATAATTACTGTCAGGTCCAGCACTAATGTCCGCGGCGTTGTAAGCTCTTAACGTACAGTCAAACGTTGCAAAGTCATTGTATGTTGGTACACCAACAGCTAAGCCAACCTTAGATTGATAATTACCTACACTTCTTATTAAGCTTGAATACCCAACAAGAACACAATCGTAAGGCACTATAATACCTTGACAAATAGCGCCAGTAGGTATTGTAACTGTCGAGCTACCCACTGTTGCTCCGCCAGAACCTAAGTCTGTATTCCACGTGTGGTTAGATATACCATTAGCAGAAACTGTAATCCAATCGCCATCAGCAGGAACTGTTGCACTACCTGTAAAGCTTATGTATTGATATGCGTTTTGTGTAGCAAGATTAGCTCTTGGTAAGGCACCTGTAACGTCTGCTGTTAAGTCTATTTGATTCCTTGTTATTTGCTGTCCTGATATTGTAATGTAATCAGGTGTTCCAGTTAACGTAACATTAGTAGAGTTATCTGTGCCAGCAGCATCTACACCTAGTGCAGCTCTAGCGCCACCAACATTATTAGCTCCAGTACCACCTTTTGCTACAGGCACAAGATCAGATAGCGTAGAACCAGCAGCAGTAACAGTTATGTCGCTAGTCCCGTTAAAACTTACACCATTAATACTTCTTGCTGTTGCTAACGCTGTTGCCGTACCCGCATTACCTGTTGTGCTTTGATTTAACGTAGGTATTCTAGCCGCGTCAAATGTTCCAGCGTTTACTTTGCTAGCATTTAAGCTAGGTATATCACTGTCAACAATCTCACCTCTAATAGTAGCTGACGACTTGTTTTCAACGCTACCTAAACCTACATCTGCTTTAGCTAAAGCTAAATCTGTTTTTAAATCAGAGACAGGTCTTGTTGAAATAGCACCAGCGTTATCTACTAATAAGTTACCAGCAGACCCTTTTGATGGGTATTTAGTAACACCTCCAGCTGTTTGCGCTGTAATGGTTCCTCTAGTAACTATATTACCATCTTCGTCTACAGTAAATATAGTGTTACCATCACCGTTTGTTATTTTAAAAGAGTGAGTGCCAGCTGTCGACGCTTGATCATAATCTAAATGAAGATTAATGTCTTGAGAAGACTGAATAAGAATGTCAGACCCAGCAACACCTCTAATTATATGGCTTGCATCTATTAAAAGATCTTGAAGACCTTTGCTTAAAGTAAACGTAAGATCATATTCATCTGAGGAAGTACCGTTGCTAGTATCTGTCCAGTTTATATCTATACCACCACCTTCAACAAACTTCCAATGTTTACCGTTTGATATAACAACGTCTGTTGTATCGCCATCTTCAACTGTGAAACTATCTGTAGTACCTCTATCCTGCTTGTATAACTTACCATCACTATCGATACCAACAACATGATCTTGAGTTGTCTCAGCTAAGTTTTCAAGATATACGTCATCTCTAAACCTAGCTATTAAACTTACGATATGTTGTCCTATCCATTTAATCATAATCAACGTAGGTGATTGTCACCTCTTCTCCGTCTGCTATAGCTTTCGCAATGCTCGGGTAAATCCTTTTATAAGCGTTAACACTTTTACCAACAAAGCCATCTGGCAATAAGAGATTATTTTCCTGCGCGTCACCAACAATGAGGCAGCCAGCAGTGTGCTCGTCAGTATTTCCAGTGTGTATAAGAATATACTCAAAGTTAGGTACATCAGTGATATGTAACATACCACGGTGTAAACCAGGATATTTTTTAGTATATCTTTGATGAAACCCACCTTCATTTCTTAATTCAATTTTATATGTACCAGCTGGCACACGCGTCTCGCCTCTAACTTTTAGAGCTCGACGTTCGTCCTCTAGCGTATAACATAAGAACTTCTTCCCGATGTCTGTTAACTCGAAAAGAAGTCCTGATGTTGAGTCTATTTGAGAACTAAATCTTAGTACCTCAAGTTGCATATTACGCCTTAGTAAATACTCCTACTTCAAGTATACCAGTACCACTGTTTGATCTAGCAACAAGCGCGTGATCTAAACCAGCTGGTAATAAAGCAAACTCGCCGTCTAATATTTCTAATATTAAAGCAGTAGCATCGTTATCGCCATCGTCATCTGGATCTGTAAATATAGTGATAGTTCTAGTTGAGCCTGTAGAGTTTTTTAAATAAACAATACTTTGTCCGTCAGCCGTAGCAACAACTGTGTTCGTGTCTGTTGCTAAGTTAAATTTTTTCATCGTACTACCGGCGTTTATTGTAACGTCTTTAGTCATAGATAAAGCTAGTGAGTCAGACAACAAGTCCCCGGCAGGAGATGTTAGTGTTAATGTTTTTGTTAATGTAGCCATTTTATATTGTTTTTTTAAAATTCAAATATCGCAAACTCACAGTAAGGCGCTGTGCCAGTACCGTTGTTTTTAATTTTTAAGTCTGCGGTCCCATCCCATGGAAATAATGCAAACTCATCTTTTCCTATAATTAGCTCGTCTGCACTAGCAAAAGCTACTATTATTTTAGGAGCAGACTCTCTTCCAGCGCTATCAGGAGTTAAGTTTTTAAGATAAACCATTGACTCGCCAAATTTTGATGCTTCAGCTAAAGCCACTAGCGATCCTGTAGTTAGTTTTTTTCCGTACTGAGATTGTCCAGTTACATTCAATGCAGCTGTTACACTCAACGACAGTGTGTCTACTAAAGCGTCAGTGCTGGAAATAGTTAACGTTGGTGTTACTGTTGCCATAATTTTAGTTTTTAATTATTCTTTTATTAATTATTAAGTTGTTGTGTTTAATTATAATAGTATATATGCCAGGGGTTAGTTTCGTAACATCTAAGGCATTTATATTTTGTTTTTGTATAAGTATATCCCCCAGCATATTAATCACTGTAAGATCAACTTTTTTACTTACGTATATATAATCACTTGTAGGGTTGGGATATGTAACTAGATCATTTCTAAATTCAATTAAGTCTGTAGGGCCTGTCCAACCATCAACACAATACTGATATAAGCTAACACAGCCTTGATCCCACTCTTGATCGCAGCAATACTCATCTACTTCTATAACCCAAGCAAAGCAATCATTAGGTAAAGTATAGACATCACCAATAGCGCAACCAGCAGAGTATTCACACGATGAGTCAGGTACATTAACAAGCGGATCGTAGTTAATAGCAGTCGGGTCATTGCAGCCATAAATAGCATAAACACATGAGCCGTTATCAGTATTAGCATCATCGTCGTAATTGAGTGCGGTACTGTCCATGCATCCATAATAAAAAGGTATACAACTACCATTGTCTGTATTTGCATTAGGGTCATAGTTAAACATCGTAGCGTCCATGCAACCATAGAATACTTCTATACAACTACCATCGTCTGTGTTTGCTAGCGGATCGTAATTAAACGCTGTTACATCTGTACAGCCGTAAGCATAATAAATGCAAGAGTTATCGCTTACGTTTGCCAACGAGTCGTAGTTCATAGCTGTAATATCCATACAGCCCTCTATAATAGCTACGCAAGTGTCAGGCGTATTAGCTAGTGGGTTGTAATTAAAAGCAAACTCGTTCATACAACCCAACACTGTAGGTATACAAGATCCTGCTAGCTCTACATTTGCGGTTGAGTCAAAGTTGAAAGCTGTACTATCCATACAACCTAACACAACTAAAGTATTACAGCTACCATCATCATAATCAGCGCTAGCATTATATTCTAAGTATATAGGATTCGTGCAGCCTGTTACATAGTAGCAGGTATTATCGTCAGTGTTAGCTACGGCATTGTAATTTAAAGCTGAAACGTCAGTACAACCATAAACTCTATCGATACAACTATTACCACAGTAAGGCACGCCAACCACGTTAACAAAAGGAACTAGTGGGCTAGCAAATCCTCCTGGTGCATTAATAGCCACGTGCTCATCAGAATATAAACTATAACCGCATTGCACTGACGTAAATTGTGACTGTTGTGTTATATTAAATTTTACTTGCACAGGCTCTGCTACGCTTAACTCAAATGTAAACGTAGTGTCAAAGCCATTATCAAGAGTAAATATACCTAAAAAGTTGTTGCCTTGAAACACCTGTAGATATGCTCCAGCCCAACCGTTGCCAGCTAAGTCTGTAAGCTCTAATGTATGCGTACAACTATCTATTAGTATATCTGTGTTAGCTGAGTCTACGTAATTATAAGCAAGCGAATCTGTACAGCCAAATAATTTCTCTGTGAAACACATCCCTGTGTCTACAGTTGCTATTGGCAAGAACTCTACAAAGCTATTATCCATGCAACCGTATATAGGCGGTGGCGGAGCGCAGTCATCTACTGTAAACCCATGGTAAGCAACAAAACCAAAGTTAGCCGAGTCTATTTCAACTATAGTATCATTACATCTTACTAAGTAGTACGAGCCATCTTGCCCACCCCATAGGCTACCTTGCATGCCATCTCCATAGGTATCACTTATTACAAATTCGTAGTCACCATTAGGTACACAAAGCTGAGTTACTTGTGGAGAGTAATCTATAATGTTATCGTAAGGACCGCCAGTTACAACAGTATCTAAGTTGTAGTCCAATATAGCCCATGAAGTTTCTTCTGGATACTGATCTGGATTTATAACGATGTTTAGATATGTTCCGTTAGGACATTGCGCAAGCGCTATGTTAATGCAAAATAATAGTGTAATTAAATACTTCATTAAAATTTACTTATTATAAGTTCATCAATATATTCCTGTATCTCTTCTCTTGTAGCAACCATTTTAAAACTAAGATCAGCTTGAAAACGTTTTACTTCTTCGCCTTCGTCAAACACAATGATAGTAGGTACAATAGCAATAGCGTATTTTTTTTGTGTATCAGCGTTGTCAATACTTAGGCTTTTTTTGCCAGCGTCTGACAGCTTGTTAAACCATTCAACATCGTTAGCTTCGTTCCAGCCAGCGTTGAAGTGTATTACTTTAACTTGACTATAGGTTACGCCAATAGTAAAAGCGATTATAATTATAAGCGCGTATAAAAATTTAGTAAACTTATTCATTACTTATAAAGCTTATCTTCTATTTTCTCAAGAGTTTTTTTAATTTCTGTAACGTCTTCTTGAGTGTTCATGATAGTGTTACGTATCATTTCGTCTTTCATTTGAAACTCCATGCGCGTAACCTCTGGCGGTATTGGTGCTGGTAGCTCCTTCGCTTCAGCTATATCTGCTTGCAAAGTGAACCACATGCCTGTACCCATCACGAGCACAACGCCTAACGATATTATTGTTTCTAAACTTAATTTTACTTTTGTTTCTTTACCTATTTCAGTTGCCATACTCTAGAATATTACATAGTTGATACCGCACTTAAAATCGTACCACTCACGATTCCAGTACTTGTTATATTTACCTTCAACAAACATACCTAAATGTTTAGTTATTTTAGCGCCTACGATTAAACCACCTGAATAATCATACCACTGTTCACCGTCATTAAAGTTGTGATATGAAAACTCATTGCCATCGTCGTAGTGGTAAGGCATTAGGTTACCCCAGCCGTGTAGCCAAAAGTTCTTTTTATAATAATAGTAATCAAAGCCAACGACTAGCGAGTGTTGCCACTGATTAGCTAGCTCGTTACGCTTCTTTTCTACATAATTTTCTAATACCTCAGGTATAACAACTTGTTTCCAAACATCAGCGCTAGTTGCTACTATGTTACCATCAGGATCTTTATATTCGTTCTCGTATACATCTACTGAATAACCTTCTTCAATAGCTAAGCACGTGTAATGCAAGTAGTTGTTTTCAAGCTGCCACTGTTCTAGTGGATCAAAGCCGTATGGTTCAGCAAGTCTTTGAACAGCTCCGATGTTAAACGATAGCTTTTTATTACCGTTTAATCTTAATCGCTGCGTGCTTTCAAAATACTCTATGTCTGCAAAGCCATCTTTAATATATTCCACCTTAGCAAGCCACTTTGGCTTTACATATCTTACAAAATGATGTTGATCTAGATATTCTACACCTTCTTGTCTTTTATAGTTTGCTTGAAATAAATATTCAAACGGTGATAGACCTACACTAGCAGCGTCACCATAGGCAGATTCTGTGCCATCTTTAAACTTAGTTATATCTTCATAACCAAATCTTTTAATTTTACGTATACCCATAACTAATGAGTAATCAAACGGAGTAAATACCGTATCGTATAACACAGATCCATCTTTTACAGAATATATATCTCTATCTGCTAAAGATGTGTTACCGTTCGCTGCTATGTAAAACGTAGAGAACTTAAATGTTTTCTTTAACACTTGTGAGCAACACTTTTTAGTCGCCGCACAAGAGGTTAAAATCAATAATAATATAATTGCTAGTCGTGATAATAACATAATCCTGATTTACTTGATGTTTGCATCTTACAGCGCTTGCCGTCAGACTTTACTTTCTTACATTGTACTTCTTTACCATCACTTCTTTTTTCTACTTTTGTATGTATAGTACAATATGTTCCGTCAACAGGTGTGCCTTTACATCTGCTACCGCTTTTTGTCGCTGCCGCACATCTAGGTTTTTTGTCTTCTTCTTTTTCGTTTTTCTGATCTTCTAAATACTTTTCCTCCTGCTCTTGTTTTACTTCAGCTTCTCTTGCTTTGCGCTCTTTCTTTTTTTGATCTCTACTTTCCTGCTTAACTTCCTGCCTAGCCTCTTCAATCTCTTCAGGCCTATCAATACCTAAACCCCATTTGTCCCATCCAGCAAACAAAGCTAGCCTCTGCCAGTTAGCGTTGTCGTTATCCATTGCTGCTTTTAGGTTAGACAACTTTCTTTGTATTCTAGCTAGAGGCACGTTAAACGAGGCTTCAACTAAATTACCCGTTACATCCCATATAGGATTGTCGACATTTGTTAAAGGTATTTTACTGTAAACACCTTTGTTCCACTTGTCTGTAGTCATAGCTGAATACAACTTTCTAACCTTCGAGCCAAGAGGTGGAGACACATTTAAAGCCTCAACTAAAACTCTACCATTGTCAGCTTGCATGCCTTTTTCTCTTTCAGACATGTACTTCATTATAGTGTTTTTAACTGTAGACAATACAGCTCCGTATATACCAGATCCTCTAAGCAATGAATCAAGAGTTCCGTTTGCTATACGCTCTGTCTTAGTATCTAGAAACTCTTCGTCTTCATCGTCGTTCCAAGCTACTGCAAATAACGCGCTTTGCAAACTAGCAAATATAATATTTTGAGCAGCACCGTAGTACAGTATTCTGGATATGTTAGCCTTAGTGTTTCCTCTACCGTTTATTAAATCTAACGCAGCTTTCTTTATCAGTCTGTTATACTGCATTGGCGTGTTTTGAAACGCTAGTATTAAACGACCTAACACTGATGCTTGCTCTTGAGATATTTTGTCTGGTCTACTAGACTGCTGAGTAGCCTCTGCTATTTCTTGAAAGTCAACAAAAGCTTGCTCTTCAGCTTGCTTTTGATTCATACCTTCTTTAACATACTTATTAACTCTATTCCTGTAAAACGTAGATCCACCGGCTGATATAGCAAAGCTATCTGCAATTTGAGTAGGTGCAAAACCAAGCTCAAGTAGTCTACCAACCACAGCTCTAACTCCACCTTTTTCCGCTAGCCTTTGAAGCTCTGAAGCGTTTAAGTCAGACTGTAATCCTCCACGTCTTTGCTTGAGCATTGGAGAGTTGAACAACATTGAAAAATCTTTCCAGTATTGTTTTTGATTTCCAAAAGCTTTAGCAGCTGCAAATATATTGTTGTCTTCAAAATTTATAAAGTTAACAGTAGATAAAGTTTGTAGCACCGCTGACCTAGCGTTAAAGAACATAATAGCACCAACAGATCCGTTTAGCCAGTCTAAGAAAGCATTAACTGTTTTGTTTCTTATCGTAGGTCTATTAGTACCAGACTTCATTCTAGCCAACGTATCTTCAAGAGCACTTCTATATGCAGAGCCGTGAACAGCTTCAAGCTTGTTCAACATTTCTTCTGTAAAGTAGTTGTCAACATTTTCTTGCCACTCAGCTATATACTCAGCTCGCTTTATTTTAGCAGCGTCAGATATATCACCGTTAAATGAACTACCGTTCCAACCAATTTCTGGCTTTAAATAACCGTCTACACCTACTGCAGCTTCAATAGCTCCAGCAAATAATACCATGTCTCTGTTTTTAGCTACTTGACCAGCTATTCTTTTTTGTTCTGCTTCAGATATACCGGGTACGCTGTGCCCGTTTTTATCGTACAGGTATATGCGCATAGCCTGCTCGTTGGTGTAGCCAGTATTTTCAAACTCTTTAGTTAGGTTTTTAGATACGTCAGGCAAAGCTTTTGAAACTTTCATAGCGTCTTCTCTAAGCTTCTGCTTGTACATGTCTAGTTGTCTATCAGCTCTGTTAAATGGATCGTAAAACTTTTCCTTAAAAAATTTAGCATCAGCATCACCTTGCTTACCTTTGCCGTAGTTGTAATACATTAAGCCTTCAAAGTCATCTGCACTAGGCGGTATAAACAATTGTCTTTTTCTATTTTGCTTGCCTTTATTTCTAGCTTTAACCCTATTGAAAGTTTCATCTACAGGCACGCCTTTATTTCTTTCAAGCATGTCATCAATAGGATTTGGATTGTCTTTGCTAAACTTCATTTTAGCTTGAACAGACTTACCTTTAATATCTAGCTGATCAATAACATTTGCTACAGCCTCAACGTTAGGTAAAGCGTCATCAACAAAATACATATCATTATAGCCCTCAGCAAACTTGTCAAGCATCCATTGAGCTTTAGCGGCTCCGGTGCTATTACCCAGCCCGGTTATATTTTCTAAAGGTATATTAACACCCTTGCTTTTCAACCAACCATGTATAGCCACAGCAGACTCCATAGGCCTAGCTGTTAGTATATAGTTGTTTTCTGGACCATACTTAGCTATTCTATTTTTAAACTTTTGAAACAACGGTCCTTCAACACCGCCTCTAACATTTATAAAGTCATCGAAGTTAAAGTCATAACCTTGCTGCATCAACTCAGGGCCTTTTAACGGCCAGTCACCTGAGCTTATTTTTATTTCATTACCACTAGCAGGATCTGTAGCTATTATAAAGTTGTCGCCGTGCATGATAAGTGTTTCGTCAAAATCAAAAGCAGACATACCTCTAGATGTAGTTTCTTTAGACCACATGCCTGATCTAACTCCTTCGCCTAGTCTTTGCATGTCGTTAAATGAAGGCACGCCTGGCTGCCTAAGAGCTTTAATAATATCTATAAAATTTTGACCAACTTCTAGTGGCGCGTCTGGATCTATACTCACCAACGGCGCTAAGTCAGCTATCTGTTGATCTGTAGCGTTTTTAGCTACGTCTATAGCTGTGTCTTCATTAAAAACTCTTTCTTGCCCGTCGGGTCTAGTAGTAAATTTATGATTAGTATTATCTATAGCTTTATCCATTATCTTTGGAATAATATCTACAGTATAACCGTCAAACACAGACATATCAAGCGTGTTGTTCTGCATGTATGACTGTATTATTTTACCAGCCACTTCTTCTTTAGGTACACGATGTTCATATTGAAACTCTTTACCTAGCGCTTTCTCTCCAAGCCTATTAGCAAGCTCTTCAAAGTTTTTAGGTGTTCTAGATAAGTAAGCAGCTCTTCTTAGCGGCGCGTCCATAGACGAACCTAACGACATTACTAGCAAACCAAAATCAGCCGCGTCAAAACTATCGTTTGAATCTTGAACTTTAGCCCAAGCGTCGTCTAATAATCTTTTTACTTCTTGTCTAGCTTCTAAAGATTTTTGTTTTCTTGTTCTAAATATATCAGCTAAGCTTTTACTTTTTAAAGAAGTAAAAAATCCTTTTGTAGATTCAGAAGGCATTGTAACATCTAGTCTAACGCTAGAGCCATCAAGCTTATTTAATATATACGTACCTTGTTTTGGAGATGTAACTTCAAATCCAGGTGGTAGACCTTGGTTTAATAACGCTAAAAAATCTGCTTTACCAGTTGTAACCTGCTGTCTATTTTCTCTAGCTGTTTTTTTACCGTTTTTATCTAGCTTAATGTCACCAACTTTTTTACCTTTAGGTAGCTTGTCTTTTTTCTTATATCGCTTCCATTTAAGTCCGTTTTCACCCTCCCAGTTAGGGGTGTCAATAACTTCACCGCCAGGTTCTGCGACTGTTTTACCACCATCGCCTATTTTAGTCATACCAGCGTACATAGGCATTAGTTGACTAATAACTCTTGTGGCAGCTTCTTCAGGACTTGTCTCTTTAGCTAGTTTAGCTGTAGCGTTAACTAGATAAGATCTTTGTTTATTTATACCTTCAGTTTCTTTAGCTCTGTTGCCAGGATTTACAGGTTTTCCGTTTTCATCTTTAGGCATTATTTCCATTAAGTTTTTCTTAATGCCTTTGTTGAAGTTGTTATTAAAGAACGCATCAATAAAAAAATCTTTAACATCTTTACCTGTAAACTCAGCAAAACCACCAAGATCTTTTAGACTTTCGTTTACTGTATTAAAATCTTTTACAAGAGATTTAACTTCGTTTTTTATAGAATTAACAGTTCGATCTGGTAGCGTAGACTCTGCATACACATTGTCAAAAACGTTATCGATGCTAGCGTCGCTCATATCTGTTGTTGGTAGCGTTGCAAATACTCGTTCTATTCTATCATTTCTACCTTCAGCGGTATCTTTATTAAAGGCCATTAAGCCTTTACCGTCACCTAGTCTAGCTCTTGCTGCGTCTGAAAAAGTTCCTTCTGATAAAGACTTTATTCTTAATTGTTGATTAGCTTCTAGCTGAGCCATTTGAACTATAAAAGCTCTAATAGCACCATCGCCGCTAGTTCCGCCCCTGTCAGATCCATCAGGGTTCATGTTGAATAAAGCTAAAAACTCTTCTTTAGCTATGTCAGTTCTCTTGTCTTGAGCTTTCTTTTGGCCTAACTTTTTAGAGGCACCCTCTGCTACTTTAAGTCTAGCACCTTCA